TTAAGCGACATTTTTAATATTTTCTTCAAAATCTTGAAAATGTTTGTTCGTATTTTTTGCATGTTCGAAATTATAATATTGGCTTGCAATTTGATGGTATGTATCTCTAACTAAACTAACTCTTAAATTTTCTTCTTTACTCATGTTTTTTCTTGATTGTGGATATATAAATTGATATGTGTATGCGTAAAATTCTAAACTTCTCAATATTAAATCTATCTGACAATTCATTAAATTTATTACATTTTTCCTTGTATCTTTTTCGTCAAAATCTAAAAACATTTCATTTACTCCTTAAGCAACAATAGCTTTTTTAGGGTTGAAGTTAGCCAATGGATTGCTTTCAACGACTTTTTTTATATTATCTTTTTTTACATGAGTGTATATTTCAGTTGATTTTATAGACTCATGTCCTAAAAATTCTTTTAATAACAAAATATCTTGTTTGACATACTGATACAAGAGAGTGGCGGATGTATGTCTTAGTGTATGAACAGTGTAATGATAATCATCTAATTTAGCTAGTTTGTATGCATTTCTGACAATTGCTCTAATCGAGTTTGTACCTAATCTACCATTTCTGCAACTTAGAAATAATGGTTCAAAAAGGTCAATAACAGTTTTGTTTTTATTTCGTATTAATAAATATTCTTTAAGTTTCTTTACCATATCTTTATTTAAATAGCATGTGCGTTCTTTTCTTCCCTTTCCTCTAACTCTTATTGTTTTGTCATCAAAATCTATATCGTTTAAGTTTAAGTTTGCTAATTCAGATATTCTAAGTCCACAGCTTAAAAATGTTGCAATTATTGTGTTGTTTCTAATGTTAAATTTACTATTATTTTCATCAAAAACATTCAGCAAGGATTTTGCTTTATCCAAATTTAAGTATTTAGGTAATCGCTCTATTTGCTGAATTGTAGGTAAATTGGCGGTAGGAATGTTGGCTACGTTAAAATTATAATGCTTGTATAGCCATTTATAAAAAGTCTTTATTGTTGTAAGTTTTGCTTCTCTTGTGCAAGCTGTACAATTCCTGTTAAAATTTAAATAAACTAAAAATGCAATTATTTCATCTTCTGTGACACTTTTTAATATGAAAATATTAAATTCTTTTACTGCTATATCAATATTACGATATGATTTAATAAATTTAAAGAACAACATTAAATCAATTCCGTATTGTCGTATGGTACCTTCTGAATATGCGTTTAAATTGAGATATAGAAGAAATCTGTTTAATATTTCAGGTTTTTTTTCATCTACAATATTCATTTTTCATCTCCTTCAGTTTACATAATATCACATTTGGGGGGGCGATTGCAAGCATAATAGTAAAAAAAATTAAATAGGCTTTCAAAAGTCTATTTAATGGATTTTTTTAACAATATACAATTATTCTTTGTATCTATACTAATTTCAATATATTCGTCGATTTTGGAATTATTTGTTATGCCAATTTTGTTTAGAAATTTATTACTAATTACTAAGTTTTTAGGACATTTCTTAGACACCTTTAAAATATGTTCTTTCTCAACAACTCTAATATCATCCTTTATAATTCTACTTACATAGTTTCTTGATATATTAAGTTCTTTAGCTATTTTTGTGTAATTTTTTCCTTCCAAATACAGCTGAATAGCCTTTTCTTTTAATTCATCTTTATTTTCATATTTCATAAAATCCCCCAAACTCTAAACACAAACACAGTATATCAAACATGAAAATTTTTATCAATATATAAATCCAAAATAAATAATATTCTTAATCATTACAAATAATAAAGAAGTAGTAAAATCAAAATTATATACGAAAATCGATTAGTGAGTATATGAATTTTGAAGGCACATTATATAATAGCTTACTACTTCTTTATGCTATTATATTGGCTATATAACCAATAGTCAAGCAATATGCTTAAAATATATAATTTTCTTAGAAGTTAGGAGAATTTATATGTATAAGGTGAAAGTTGAAAAAGGTTATTATCTATTTAAGTTAGATGATATGTTAAAGAGAAAAAATATTAGTATTAACAAATTAATGAGAGGCACAAATACTGATTTCAAAGTAATAAAAAGAATTATGTGCGGTGATTTAGTAAGAATTGATATTACTGTTCTTGCTAGACTATGTGATTATCTTGAGTGTGAATTGACCGATATTATTGAATATATAAAAAGTTAAGAGAACTAAAACTAGTTCTCTTTTTTGCTACCGTTCAGTAGCTATTCAATAATTTTTAAATTTTTAATACTCGCCCTGGGTAAATCCTGTATGGTGATTTTATTCCGTTTTTATTAGCAATACTTTGCCAATTCACACCCATTTCGGCGCCTATTCCTGATAATGTATCTCCGCTTTTTACTGTATATGTCTTTTGTTTGTTTACACCACATATCCTATTTACAATAGCTTGTATTTCATTGTAATTATATCCAGCTTGTTCTAGCAATGTTTTTCTACGAGGATATACATCCCATTGTCCATCTATCACTTCTCTTGCAATTTCCTCGTTTGATTTTCTATTCACTGTACTTACCGAATTTTGTACTATGCTACCGTTTTTTGATACTTCTAACATTAAATCACGATACATATAGTTAGTATCTACATTGCCATTTATTCCGTTAATTCGTCCACTAGAACTATTTTGCCATATATCATACTCACCTTTGTAACATTCATTTCCTGACTTATAATGTGCTATCCAACAAGTATAACGCCTTTTTAATTCATCTTTATTTAAGTAATTATTAAACCAATTTAAGTTTGCATATACACCAGCCCAAAATCCTGCTTTTTCAATTATTGTATTAAATGCTATACATATATTAGTTAGCTTGTCCTTACCTAATTTTGCAATAGAATTATCCTCCATATCAAGATAAATAGGTAATTCTAAGTTTTTTCCTCTTAACTTTTCTACTACCCAATTTGCTCCTGATTTTGCTGTATCTTCGTTATTACAATAATTATATACATAAATTCCGAACTGGTATTCCTAGTCTTTTACATTCTGCATAATTTCTCTCAAAATATGGGTCTGTTGTGTGATTGTTCTTATTACCTATCCATCCTATACTCAATATTGCAAAATTTATTTGATTTTTTACTAAATCCCAATTAATGTTTCTTTGATATTTACTTACATCTATTCCAAACCTTCTATTTTTCCTCCTTATTATTTATTTTATCTTTTATTTTAGGTGGTAAAGGGACACCTAATTTATCACAATTTTCTGCTAGAGATACTAATTCCATGTAACATACATAAACAACCATAAAGTACATTATTACACTTACTCCAAATGCAAAGTTAAATAATGCTCCTACTGCTATGTAACATAATTCCGCGCACTTCTTACCAAGTCCATCTCTCATTCTTGAACTATCTACACTGTCTGTTTTCCATGCGTTATAATATCCTGTTATAACATCTAAAATCATTAGTATAAGTGGTAACACAAACACCCACCACTTGCTCGTGAAATGTAAATTCATTAATTCTTCCATAATTTACTCCTATTCTGCTACATTTGCTGTAGCTTGTATTTTTTAATTTCTTCCTATAACACTTACAATGCGTATATACTGATTATTTCCATAATTTCCAACAATGTCATTTTGATTAATAAAATTATTGCGTGATGCAACATGATTTAATGAATTGCTAGAAATATTAAATACTGACATGTACATACATTGCTGATTGTTAGTATAATAATTATTAAATAAACATATTTTTTTACCTGCTGGATTTCTCACAGTTATGCTATTGTAAAAATCATCTGACACATAATGTACTTCTAAATATTCATAATTTGATACATTATCTGATAATGGCACATTTCCTAAAAGTCCTGCAGTATTCTCATATAAGACTGTAGATTTTACCTTTTCTTTGCCATTAATAAGGAATTTTCCATTTATATTAAAGAAATCTTTGCCCCAATTTATGACTGGAATACCGCGTGTTAACGCTACAGTTGTTATGATTGTTGTTAGTTTGTCCTTAGCTGTTATTTGAATATCGTAAGTGTTCTGATAATTAAATAAACTTCCTAAACTTATTTTGCTTCCAGAAAATGTGTTATTTGTTATTGTTGGGGTTATTGTCTTAGCTGTTGAATATTCTGTAGCACTCTTTAGCTTGTATTTCCAAGTTATTTGCAATGTATTTGTTGTATTTCCAATTTTGCTATTAAAATAATTACCTGAGAAACTTAACAATGCTTCACTTGAGGTTGGATTTTTTCTTACTATATTAGCACTAATAGAAAGTGGCATATAGTCAATCATCGTTTTAGTAACTGTAACTGTATTACTATATCCTCTTGAGTCTGTAACTTCTATTGTAAATACATTGTTTTCTGTGTTTTGTATTTCTACTGTATTGTCAGTTACTGTTTGTCCATTTACTCTTTTTATCGATATTGTTGCGCTGTTTTTTGCACTAGTTGTTATTTGTACCTTAGCTGTTGATTTATGCTTAACGAGTCTGTTTTTATCTCCTGTTATTGCAATAGTTGCTGAATTACTATCAACGACTGTTGCAGATAATGAGGGTTTACACACTTCTTCGTTAGTCATTACAGTAATACTTATTGATTTTGTTCCAATTTTTGTTGCTCCATTATATGTATCTATTGTTAATGTTCCTTGCAAAAGCTTTGCACTTGGAATTTTAGTGTACAAGCTTGTTGGAATAGTCCATGAGTGTGTCCCACCAGCAACTCCCTGCAAGACAGTCAATGTACTATTTCCAAATGTAGCAGATACATTATGTGTCCAGTTAGCTACTGCACTTGTTATTACTATAACTGCTGTTTCTCCTATGTTTGCTGTTGTGCATGATATCGAAGAAGCTCTAGGAATTGTTGTTAGTGCAAAATCCCCACCTACTTCTGCTGATATACCATAGCTAGAAGCAACAATGCTTGCTCCAAAATGTACTGATTTACTTCCATCTCCATTGTGCGTTATATATCCTGTTTTACCGCTTGCAATTGCCACGTACCCATAAGGCGAAGAAGTTGTTACTTTTACTTTTTCATTTACTAATATCTCATTATTTAAGCTAAAGTATTTTACGTGGTCGCCTGTAAACCAACCAGAACCATTACTTTGGCAATATACGTTATACTCTATTTTTGAACGATTATTGTTTACATCTACATCTGTTTCAGTTAATACTACATATAATGTATAATTGCTTGCATAACTAAAATTACCTACTTTACTACATACTTGGCTATATGTCGCCCTTCCTTAATCACTCTCCTACATAAAATATTCCTGTTCCAGTTTCATAGTCTTCTATTCTTGAATGCTTGCCCATTGTTAGATACTTTTCAACAGTCATATTCTTTGATTTAACTACTGTTTCTCCTGTATCCTTGTCGTATCCAGCAAACAACAAGTTTTCTTCTGAACTTCCTGTATTGTCTATGATTGACATTCCTGCTTCATCATACTTAGATTTAGTTTTTGCGCCATTTTTTTCAATCTTTAGACCTTCTTTATCAAATGTATATCCTGTTTCTGTTTTTACTTTTGAAACACCATTTTTCTGTATATCTTCTGTTACTCTTATCGCTAATTCACTTGCTTCCTGAGTAGTTTTAACTGTCTTTTTTATTTCTGTTATTTCGGTTCCTGTATTAGTCTTAAAGTCATTTAATTCTGTTTTTGTGCTATTTGCAATTGTTTTTGCGTCATTTGCTGTGGTCGAAGCATCTGATGCTGTGCTATTTGCTTTATTAGCTATATTTATTGCATTATTTGCATCCGATTGAACGTCTTCTGGCGCTGGTGTCCAATCTGTTACTTTATTGCCCTTTTCTATTTTTACACATCTATATCTATACTTTCCTTCTGCATTAGCATTGTCACATCTAAATCCCATTTGCATTTTTCCGCCAATGTTGTTTATTTTATCAATAGAGGTATTAGGGAACTTATATATATATTCACGCTTTAGTATTTTGTTTAATCCATTATTACTAAATGATGTATTCAATAAATTCATTCCCCATGGATTGGCAAAATAATTATCTCCGCTCCACACGCCATTTATTGAACCTTGAGTCCATATTCTTCCGCTTGTAAACCCAGTACTTTCAAATTCTAGTTGCAATGATATGTAATCACCATATACTAAATTTAATGTTCTTAAATCTAGTGTGGTTATATAAGCAGTCTTATTAGTTCCTGTACTAGGTGTAATCCAATCTGACCATTCTTTAGAGGTTCCTAAAACGTAGTTTCTTGCGCCAACTTCCATATTGTCAACTTTTTGATTAGCTGTATTGGCTAAGTTGTTAGCGTTATTTATTCCTTGTGCTAGAACTGGCGTTGTATATGTTGTTGTATTATCTGTCCATGTTATCTTGTTTCTAGTCCATATATATTTTCCTGATGACCATGCATCTTGTGTTGTTTTCCAGCTACCACCAGTTTGACTCGTATTTGATGTCGATAAGTAAAATTGTTCTTCAACAGCTTTTACTCCTATACCTGTACTTCCTGCATCACCTTTAGTACCTTTATCTCCATATACTGCTAGTAACACAACAGATGTTTTATCTGCTACAGAACTATCTGTAAAATCAATAACCTCTTTTTGCCACAAATATTTGTTAGTTGAAGATATTGTAGGTATTGATGTATTAGTTATTGACGAAGCAGAAGGCGCTGTTTGTGTAGTACTTGTTGCATAATAATATGTAATAGAATTTATACCATTACCATCTTTACCTGTTGAACCAGTATCTCCTTTATTTCCTTTATCACCATAAGCTCCAATAACACGTTTGGTAGTATCGCTTGTTGAATTGTCAGTGTATGTAATAGTTTCATAATTCCATAAATATTTATTTGTGCTAGTCATAGTTGGTACTGTACTAACCCAGTTTGTTGGCACTGTAGAATTAGATGTACTTACCTGATAATGTTCTGTAATCGATTTAATGCCTTTTCCGCTAGCACCAGCAGAACCAGTATTTCCCCAAACGCCAATAATTACAGGTGTAGTATTAGTTGTTGAATTATCTGTATAAGTAATAGTTTCATAATTCCATAAGTATCTTTTAGAAGATGTTATAGATTGAATTGTATCCGTCCAGCCACTTGTCGAAGAAGTTACATTGCTAGATGCTGTTGTAGCTAGATAATGATTTGTTACTGACTTAATGCCTTTACCAGTTGCTCCTGTATCACCCTTAGCTCCTGTTTCTCCTTTAAATTTGCTCCAAGTATATGATGTAGCTGTTGTAGGAGCTGATGAGTTTGTCCCATTATATATACCAATATAACTCATTCCTGATGGATTTGTAGTCATATTAGAACCATCTGGGGCATTAGAGTATCTTATATGTGTATAAGCATTTGTACCATTATCACCTTTCGCACCATCTTTTCCGTTTGTGCCCTTATATGCAACAGAATATGCTGTAGTACTTTTGTTGTCCGAATATGTTACCACGGTTTTAGTCCATAAATACTGCCCATTATTGAGCGTTGGTATTGTTGCACTCCATGTTCCTGTAGGTGTTATCGTTCCGCTTGAACTTGCTTGGTATGTTATAGAAGAGGACTTTATTGTTATAGATGTTCCGTTTGTTCCATCCGCTCCATCTTTTCCATTATTTCCATCTTGACCCTTTGCACCACTTATACATGTTGCACTTGTTTCTTTGCTTGTTCCATCACCATATGTTGTAACAGTTTTTTGCCACATATATTTTTCTGATGACCATGCAGGTGCCGTTGTACTCCACCCTGCTGTAGGTGCTGTTGTTTCTGAGCTTGACAAAGCATACATTACATCCACTTTACTTATTGTTTGTTCTTCTATCGTTTCAACTTTTGTTTCTACACTGCTTACAGTTGCGCTTATTCCATCTATATCTTGCTCGATTTTTGATACCCTGTTTGTTGTAGAAACTAAGTCTTTACCCATTTCGTCTTGCTGTTCTATTACTGCTTCTATTTTTCCATCTACTTTATTAACACTTAATTGGACATTTCTAAAAGCTGTTCTTAAATTATTTGACTGCGTTTTATATTGCTGTTGAACCTTGGTCATCAAAGGTGTGTCAATCTTTCCTGAATATGCTCCGTTGTACGTAAACTCGTGATTAAATACATAAAATGTATATTCTTTATCGTTTACATCAAGTAATTTAATTTTATCTCCTGCATCTAAGTAGGAAAATCCTTTATATTCAAAGTTAGCAGATAAGTATTTTAATCCATTTATATTGCTCCACATATTATCAGCAACTTTGTTACGTTCTTCTTCATTAATTAAAAAATAGATATCATTATTTTCAATTAAAGTTTCTCCATTTTGTGTTATGCTTGTTTCATTCTGTCTAGTTATCCATTCGCCATCTACGCCAGTCATTCCTATTGATAATTTGTTTACTTCTCCATATTCTGTACTTTTCTCAAATGTATCTTTATAGTCATTTCCATCAATAACATCATCTTCTTTTCCTAAAGATAATGTATGTATTTGACATTTATTAAATCTATCTATTCTTGCATATCCTATTGCTAATTTTGCTAAATCTTTTAATACAAATTCGCATGTTTCATTGTTCGTATAAGCATTACCTAATATTACATAGTCTGAATTAACAAAGTTTGCATTTCCTGCTGTTACACCAGCTTGCTCACATATGTCGATAAATAGCTCACTTGCTGTAAAACTTTCTTTTAATCTATGTACATATGGTATTCTGAATTTAATCATGTAGTCATATGCTGTACTACTTGTGTTTTGTGCCAATTGTTCTGTATTTGGCATATCTACGATATAATTTCCAAAAGGTATTGTTTCGTATTGGTCTAATACAGGCACACTAGTTGATATAGATACTTCTTTACCTGATAAGTCCATATCGTTTAACGTTTCTATTGTAGCTTTTTTGCATATAGCTTTACCTATCCATGTGCCATTACTGAAAATACTGTCTTCTATCTTAAATGACTTTAATTGGTCACTTTCAGTTATTACTGTATCACTGCCTACTACTTCAACTGTTCCTTTAAAACCGTTTCTTACATTATCTTTTATTAATTTCTTTGCTTCTTTACTTACTTGATACCTTTAATTCACCTACAATTCTATTAAAGATTGGTCTACACAATCATATAACTTGCCTATACCATCAAAATCAAATAACATACTTGCTTTTCTATCTCCTCTATAGCATTGAATAGTTTTATATGTTCCCGTAAACGGATTGAAAAACTTTATTGATATTGCTCTCATAGGAATATGTGAATAGAACTCTGTTAATTCTTGCTGAAATACTGGTGTTGTTTTTAATATTACTTTGTACTTATCTGATATATAATTTAAAAGCATAGTGCCCTTTGCGTTTCTCCCTGCCTCTAAGCTTAAATCGTACCATTCCACTTCATAGCCTTTGATAAAGTCAGGAGTATATCCCTCTATTTCTATTAAATTACCTGATACATAACTACTGTTTATAAATTGTGAAATATATCGTTTTGACCTTCGTTTCTCTCTCCTTTACATTTATTGTAATATTTTGTATAATTAACTCGAATTTTAGGAAAGGAGTTAATTATTATGGCTAATTCAAGAACTCAATTCATAACTGGTTTTTGTGATGCTTGTAATGAACAAAGGACTATTAGTGTTGATTATATTGATGTTTCTAATTTTAATGAAACTACTTTTGTAAAGAGTAGATATACCGCTTGTAAAGATTGCCCTACTCACGATTGCCCTTTGTATAAAAATGCACCACATCAAATTTAATTAATTAGTCATTAGATGTTGGCTCATCTGATGGCTTTTTCAAATATTGTTTATATTTTTCAATAATGCAATCGCACTCTGCTGTTGTTATTTTTTCTATTTCATTTACTGCTACTTGTATTAATTCTGGAATTACTGGCATTGGTATTGCTCTCGTGTTTACAATTTTATTAATTAAGCTTGGTAATTCTACATATAATAGTTTTTGATATTCTTCTGATGTTTTTGCCCTAATTTCTGATATTTTTTCTATTTCCTCTCGATTTACATATCTCATACTACCATCTAACTTAATTAATGGTATTCTTATACTTTTTTTATATATCATTCTTTTTTCCTCCATTTCCATTTATTTACTTTTCATTCTTGTTTATGTGTTTACAATAATTTCCTTTTACGATATAATTCCCACAAAAGGAGTGGTTTTTATGAAAAAGAAAATTATACTATTTATTATTTTTATTATTGTAATAATTTCAATTATATTGTTTTGTTGTGTTAATAAACCTGCTAACAATAATACTGGTAATACAATCAAAACGTCTAATCAAATAAGTAATGATGACTTTATTGATGTTAGCTTAGCTAGGCAGTATCACGAATACTTAAATTTAAGCAGTGACTTTACTTTTGCTGGATTTCAAAAATATAGAGAAGGTGGTGCATATAAGTATTATTATTATTTCAATAAAGACACAACTGCTGAGATAACAGTCAACAATAATAAAGTAACTACTTTAGGAGTTTCGATTATTTGTAATGGTTCTTCTTTTAATAGAACAGAATATTTAGATTGTATTGACAAGTTGCTTGCTAAGAATTGGTTTAATTTTAGTAAAAAGGAAAAAGAGAATATTCGTTCTTCTATTCTTGATGGCGATATGTCAGAAAAAATAAATGATATTTATATACATACTTTTACTGATAGCTCTTTATTTTGGACTATTTTTATTTAAACTTAAATTATATTAAAAGCCAAAAGCTGGTTCACCTGTTTGCATATAATATTCATCTGCACCAGCTTGTACCACTTTAAATATTGCGTTCTTGTCCGCTTTTCCTTCTACTTCTACCCTTATTTTTGAGTTTCGCATACCTTCAATTACTGCCTCTTTCACTTGTTGTGGCAAGTTGCTACTTACTTGTATATTACTTTGCGTTGCTATTGCTCCACTTATTTGTCCGTAGTCAATAAATTGGTTTGTATCTATTTTGAAGTCATTAGAATTTATTGTGAAGCCTGTGCTATCAAATTTAGTCAACTCTTTTAATGCTGTTCCCACTAAGTTGCTTGATACTTTTCTTACTTGTTCTTGTTGTTTCTTTAAACCTATAATGTATCCTTCTGTAAAGAAATTACCCATTTTGATAGTTTCTTTTGCTGGAGAACCAGTTTTTTGTCTGCTATTACCACCAGCTAGTGCGGAACCAACTAAGTCCCAACCTACTTGCCATATACGATTTTTTCCTCCACTAATAGAATTTTTTAATCCTTCTACGAACCAATTACCAACAACTCCTATACCTGTTCTTTTATCATCTACTTTATTTTGAGCACCTTTTATTCCTTCACTTGCTAAGTCACTTCCAGCTGTATTTATGTCAGCTTTTTTGCCATTTATTTCATCTATTACAGACTGTATTTTGGTTCTTGTATCGGTATCCATGCTTGACATAGCACTGTTAAAAGCATTTTTTCCTGTTTCAGATAAATTTTCATAGGCACTTTTTGTACTTTCTGTCATTCCTGTTACTGCCATAACAGCAGCTACGATTTTACCTCTTGTATCTTCTGGCAAATTTGTTAATGCTTGATTATATCTCTCACTACTTTCATTTGCCATATTAGCCCATTTTTGTATATAATCTGGTGAATTTATATCTACTTTTCCTAAAATTGCTTCTAAAACTAACTTCGTGTCCTCATTTACATTAGATATTTTTTCATTGTATACTTCTTCTGAACCTTCTGCTAACGCTTTCCAAGCATTTATTTGGTCTGGAGTCAATTCTTTTACTTTGTTGGTTTGCTCTACAAGTTTTTCAGCTACAGTTTTTATTCCTGCATCTAAACTTATTCTAGTTTGTTCATTAATTTCTTGTCCTTCTTGCTCAAAAATGGCTACAGCTCTTTCCTTATAGTTTATAGCGTCAGTTATTCTATCTTCTAAACTTGCTGATACTTTTTCCCCTTCCACTTTGTAAACATTAGTCATATTAGAAACGGCTTCTTCAATTTTTTTACTGTCACCTTCTATTATTGCTGTATGCAATTCTTCATAACGTACAATATCATCTAATGTGCCTTCATACGCTTTTTTAGATAATTCAAGGTTTGCTATTAGTTGTTCTTCTCGTTTCTTAAATTCTTCTGACTCTGTATTTGTTCCATTCTTATATGCAGTTTTCTCAAACTCATCAAAATCTTTTCGAGCTTGCTGGTATTTTTTCAACAATGTCATTCTATTTTTTAAGGCATTAGCATAAATTTCTTCATTTGCTTTTAATAATATTTCTGCTTTTTTTGCTTCAATCAATTTATAGATACTATTTTTGACTTCATTATAACTTCCAACTAATTTTCCGTTTTTTGTTATTTGCTTGCCTGTTAATTCGTACTCTGTTCCATAAGTATTATTTAGTTGTGTTAATATGAACTTAACTCTATTTTCATATCCATCTATAACTTCTCCATTAGTATCAACTAAATTTCCTAATTCAGTAACTAAGTTTTCTGTATATCCAATTTGTGCTAATAGACCATTAGTATTATCTTGTATAGCTTGTCTTGTAGCCTGTAAATTACTAACATACTCTGGAATATTTAAAGCGTTATTTCTTTCAATTATCTCATTTAATCCTTCATATTGTTCTTTTACATCTTCTTCCACTATCTTATCTATTTTGCCTAAAGTTGAAGATGTTATATTTGTAACAGATGTAACAAGACCTACAGCCAATCCTATTTTCCAACCACCTAATGCATTTCCTATTAAATATCCACCAAAAGCACTTTCTAATAAACCGCCAACCTGTTTTCTTAAATCATCTGTATTAACACCATCCATAGATATTTGAATACCTTGCAATGCTATCATTGCACCAAATCCAATTGCAACTTGTTGTCCTAACGATAACTTTTTGCCCCATTTAGTAGCTTTCAACATATTTACAATTCCCCACGTTCCTGCTCCTGTTCCTAAAAAAGTTTCTAGTAATGTAAATATATCTACATCTCCATCTAATAAATGCTTGGTTCCCTTGTATTGTGCAAAAATACCTGTTGCTGTTAATGTTATTCCAAATGCCATTTTGAATGCGTCAGCCTTTTCCATTATACCTAGTTTTTCAAATAGATTAGTAATCGCACTAGACACTTTCCATGTTCCAATTGCTACTCCTATCATTTTCATAACATCAAGTATTTTTTCTGCATTGGTCAAACCTTCATTTAACTTCCAGCCATCATCTGTTCTATGAAAGCCTAACCATTCCATCATTTTGTCTCTTATTTCGCTTGCCTTATTCTTTACCTTGTCCATCATATTGTCGTATTCTTTCATGGCATCAAGCAATCTTTGGTCTATTCCTCCAACACTTGCTCCACCTCCAGAGCCGCCACTTGCGTTATCTGGTAAAGAAATATTGTTTATCTCGTCAAAGCCCATTAACTGTTTCTTTAATTCTTTGGCTTTGCCTGTAGCTGTACCTAAATCGTCAGCAAGGTCATCTGCTCCTATATCTACGCTTATATTAGCATTTTGGTCTGATATTTGGAAACCAAATAGCTTAGCAACCATCTTAAGTAATTCATTTATTACCATCATAATTGCATTTACGTATGGTAATATTCCACCTAGTAATCCTTGCCATAGATTACCCATGTTTCTCTTAAATGCGGTTATTTGTGCGTTAAATACTCTTAATTGGTTTGCTGGACTATCCATTGTTTTAGCAAAATCACCATGTGCTAATGAAGCTTGTCTTAATACTGTTATGTATCTAGCAACCATCTTTTCTGCCTGAGAAAGTTGCTTTACACTTCTTTCTATTCCTAGTTCATCTAATAATGGTTCTAGTGACTGTTGCGTTATATCCATTCCTAGGTCACGCAAAGGTTTAGTTTGACCAGATAAACCAGCACGTAATTTTTGCATAGCATTCTCTGGATCTATGTTATATAGAGAAGATAGGTCATAGCCTAGTTTAGTAAAGTTCTCTGATAAAGTATAAGCATACTTTGAGCTTATTCCCATAGACTTAGACATAGCATTAAATAAAGCCTGATATTGCATACTCTCAGCTAGGTTAACATCTAGCTTTTCTTCTAGTTTTTCTTGAAATGCTATCGCTTTAGTATAATACTTACTTGCCTCTCTATCTAAGTCTCCATATTGGTTAACAGTTTTACCCATTGATACATTAAATAAGTTTTCTTGTTCAACGAAATCTACGCTTTCATTTGTAGCATCTTTTAGAAAACCATATGCTTTTCTCATTCCTAGGGCTACTGTTCCTATTCCAAGAGCTGTTTTTAAATTTGAACCAAAACCACCACTTAATGAAACGTTTTTTGCTTTACCATCTGTTTCTTTTAATTTTTTATTAAAATCATCTACTGCTTTTGTTCCAAAACACTTTTCTATGTCTGCTCTTAACTCATTTATTGAACTATCTACATCAATAGTTTTCTTTTGAGTTTCTTGCATGTATTCTTTTATTTTGTTTGCTTTTGCTGTTTCTCCACAAGCTCGTAATTGCTTTTCTACAGATTTCAATTTTAAAGTAAGGCTTTCGGCTGGTTTTTCTGTTTGAGTAAATATTTGTTCAAAATTAGTTATCATTTCAGGACTTACTATACCAGTCATTTTTCCTTTTATAGTTTCAACTTGACTTTCTATATCACTACTTAATCTCGTAAGGTCTTGATTGTATATTTTTAATGATTTGGCAATATCTACTTGTCCACATGCAGATACAGTTTTTTGTAACTTTTTTATCAAGTTTATTGTTTCAGTAATTTCATTTTTTGCCCCACCAAAGTTAACTTTTATATTGTCTTCTAATGTATTTTCTGCCCTTACTTTTCACTCCTCTGTTTTAATAGCATTTGCGCTCTTGCCTTTTGTTCTTTTATTTTGTGTGTTAATTCTTGTCTTTTCTCTTCTGCTGTTTTAGGTTTCTCGTCTAAGTTTATTGGCTTATTAAAGTATTGAATATCTTTACTTAAAGCACTTACTATAGCCCTATTATTGTATAATCCTTGTAGCCAAGCCTTATAGTTTATCATCTGCTTTTCTATTTCTAAATCTTGTTCCATTTTCTGCATATACAAATTTCGGTATGTCCATAGCAAGTCTGGGTCATCGTTCCAAAATTCTTGCAAAGGCATACCGAACTTGTATTGCTAATGGTATAAGATATTTTTTAAAAAACTCTGTTAATGTTAGTTTTTCTTCTTCTCTATCTTCATTACTATTCTTTTTATCTTCTACTTCGTTGTTTCTTGAATAGCTTGGGGATTTATAAAACCCATAAATTGTTCTGTTAAGAATGAAGTTATTTCCGCCAAATTTCCTTTATTCTTTATAAATTTTTCTTCTATTCTTTCTGCTTCATCTTCTGTTATCCATTCTTGGTATGAATATAAACCAGTATAAAAAAGCTTATCTGCTAAAGTTAATATCTTTGATGTATCCGCTAAGTTCAAACCTTTTTCTTCTGCTTTCTTTGCACTTTTTCTTGTAGGATAACCTAATTTATACTCTTTTCCTTCTACTTCTATCGTTTTAAATTCTTCTTTCTTCATATTCTTTTTCCTCCATTAAATTAATTAATTTTATGAATTATTCGCCAGTTGGCAATAATGCACTAACTTCTGTGCTTGTTTTATCAACTATGTTTTGTGGTGTTATTGATAATGTTGCTTCTACCGCACTATTTTGTGATACTGAATTTTTTCTTGTTGAAGCACTACCTTCGATAAGTGTACCTGTCTTGTCTTGAAATACAATTAAAAATTCGTGTATTTCTCCATTACAATATGGTTTTACTCTTTCAAAATAGTTCTTTTCTGTATAGTTATACAAGAAGTTTTGTAATGTACTATCCTGTCTACCTGCTACATATTGTTTAATTTTACTTTTTAATGTAGTTACTTCAATTTGTTCTGGGTCTGAACCGCTTTCTGGTACATCTTTAATTTCTACTAATTCCTCAAATGCTGTTGCACCTTTCTTTTTACCATAAAGCATTATTCCAATGTCACTTTGTCCTACTATTTCAACTTCATTTGTTTCTGCCCTTCGACATCTACCTCCTATAAATAATATTATCTTTTATTTTGCTTTCAAACTGTATGGCTTCCCTTGAAACATTTATGTCTATATTAGGTCTTTCTTGTGGGTCATTACCTTTAAATCTGTAATGTTCCTCAAACACTTCATAGGCTAAATTTTCAAGTTCTTCTATAATAGTTTGTTTGGCTATTTTTTTACTTCCAACGGTCTTGTCCGTTGCATATATTTCTATCTCAAATTTTATTTTATACTTTCGCTCTCCATAGCATAGCGTTTCATCATCTAATACTATCTTTGGTCTATCAAATATTACTAGCGGAAATATTTTGCTTTCAGTTGGCGCTGATTTTAATACTTTAGGTGAATATTTTGAGTTTTGCTCTATATATTGTTTTGCATATTCATATAATTGATTATATAGTTTTATTCTCCTTTATCTCACTCCTTTTGTAGCTCTTCTAGCCCAACTTCATAAAATCTTTCCTCGGCTTTATCTGATGCCTTGTCAAATGCTCTTAGCGAAGGCAAACCATTCGTAAAAGCTATCCAACCTGTATAGTCATCTGTTTCTATCCATCTTTTAGTGGTATTTTTATCGTTTTCATCTGTTTTGTACCACCAGCCTTCATCTTTATAGTTCATGTTTGGAAAGCTACCTTTTACACCTGTTCCAAATTCGTTATAATAAGCCTTTTTATCTTTATTTTCTATTCCACCTATTACTGTGTTGTCTTCAACCTTAATAGGCTTTTTACGGCTATTCTCGTAAGGACTAGCACCATGTACTGTCTTAGTTTGCTTTACGTCTTCAAGCATTTCATCTGAAAGTCTATCAACAATCCTTTTACCTACTTCTGGATAATTCTTTTCCTTATTTTCTAATCTCTTTATCATTTCATTTAAACTAGATAATGATAAATGTGTTTCAAATTTTGCCATTATATCACCTACTTATTAGGTAACTTTTCAAAATATATTGCTATTTTCCTATTTTGATTTCTCACACTATCTACTCTGTAGTTTGCGTTATCTCCGTAGACTTCTTCGCCTTCTGGTGTTACATCTTCTATATAAGCAAGGTCATTTTCTTTGAACTTTTCTAAATACTTATCATAGTCTAGTAATACCTTTTGCATTTTACTTACTTTATTTCCGTATTCTTCTATATCTGTACTACCACTTAAAGGTTGTATGTTTTCTAGTCCTATAAATTCTGGCTTATCATAAGTAGATATAGTATTTCCATAATCGTCCATATCGTCACTCAAGAAACTTGCAATATATAATGATTTTTTATTCCATTTACTTCTACTCAACTTGGCACACCTGCCTCTGCTGGTGGCAATTCATTTAATAAATCTTGTGAAATACCTGCCCTAGCATATGTTTCACTTAAACCATTTTCTGAATAAGATGTTAAGTTTTCATCTCCTGCTAGATTATATAACTCAATAGCACATTTGGTTTGCCAATTCTTTGCATGTTCATCTGGCAATTCTGTCATTTCTCTATATCTATAAGGATAAACTAGCCTAAGATAACGAAATTTAGCATCTTCAAGACAATCTTTAAAATCATCATCAAAACTATTATTTGAACTATCTTTGAGTATTTTTCTTCTCATTTTTTCTAACTGTTTTTCTTCTGTTATCATGGACTAGTCCTCCTTTCTTATTAATTTTCTGGTTTATTACCTTCTGGTTTTGCTCCACTAGGTTTTGTCTGACCCTTTTTAGCTTCCGCTTCCGCTTCCATTTCCGCTTTTACTTCTGCTTTTAATTCTTCTCTTAGTTCTGCTTCTTTTTTTGCCTTGGCTTCTGCTAATTCTTTCTCATATTTCTCTTTGTCAAAGCAATATGGTTCATTGTCTTTTATGTTGAACTTAACAAGTATTTCATTTATTGTGTATACATTATAAGTCTTTGGTAGGTCTTTTGGCTGACCTACCTTTTCTATCCCTTTTTCTTTTGATATATTTACTGGAAATATCTTATCATTTTCAACTATATATACTTTGTTATCAATTATTGTAAACATACTCTGTTTCCTCCTTATCCATTAGTTATAAGTTTTGCCATTGGTATTGTTTTATGTGGCATTTTTCTTGTCCAGCTTGCACTATCAAATAATTCAGTATCATTATAGATAAGTTTCTTTGTTGCTGGTTCAAAGCTAAATCCGTTTGGGTGTAAAGCTTCTGTTACTCTTGTAATAAGAGTATCTTGTCCACCATTTTTAGTTGGCTCTCTCATAGCTTCTACTGGATAACTTTGATTTCCTTTACCCATTAAAATACTTCCTGTTCCCAATAGATAAGTTGTATATTCTTTCTCTCCTGTTGCTGTTGCACTATCAGCTACTGGCATACCATCATCTACTATTACTAATTTACCATTATAATCAGCAATAGATAATGTACTTGTTATTCCTCTTGGGTCAGTATATTTTCTATACTCTAATAATTGTAAGTTTTCTAATGTTTTTGCAACGTCTGAGTGCATTACTGCCATTGCAAAACTATCTTTATGGTCTCCTAATGCTTTTGTTATTGCGTCATTAAGAGTTGTTGCTCCAATTTTATTGGCATCTGTTACACTTGAACCAGTTGTTGCAACATTATAAATATGTTGTGATAATTCTGCATCTCCTGTAATTCCAAAGACACCATTTAATAATTTTATAATTTGTCTTTGTCTATATTTGTTCCAATATTTTGCAACTCTACTTATAATATGTCCCATTGGGTCTGCTCCTTGAACATCATTGATAAAATCTCTTGCTGTCCAAGCTTTCATTCTCTTATAAGCTGAACCACTTTGTGTGTCACCTTCAATTTCACTTGTTGTGATATCTGTTTTACCATCATTTACTTGTGGGTCATTGCTATCAATATCCTTTAAAAATGGTATTGTATATTGCAACCCTGCTCCTTGTAAGTTTGCTGTTAATTCAGCACTGTTTACTACTGCACCACTTTCTAATAGTGCTGTTAATACTGGGTCTGGTTCTGTTCCCCATCTATTAACGAAAATTTCCTCATCGAATGGAATACCTAAATATGTTCCTGCCCTTCGACATTACCTCCTTTAATTAAATAATTGTTTATACCCTTCTGGGTTTTCTATTTTAAATTTTACTTGTTCGTTGTAGCTTAGTTTAGAGAATTTGTCCTTTGTCATAGTCTTGTCCGCTTCTCCACCTTTTGGTTTAGGTGTATCATTTATTAGTTCTTCTCTAATTTTAGCTTCTGTTGCCTCTTTTTGTTTAGTTATAGTATCAACTAAATTTGTTGCTAACATTTTTGTAGCTTCAATATCTTCGCTTGAAATACCTTTTACTAAACTTTCTAATTCTTTATCATCAGTTACTACTTTTGATAAGATTTTTTCTGCTTGAATTTGACTTCTTTCTATTGCTAAATCTCTTTTCGTATTTGCAATATCATCTAATTCTTTTTGCTTTTTTTGGTCATCTGTTAATTGTGAGTTTTTATATCCTTCTATTTCTGTATTTTGATTTTTTACAGTATCTTTTAACTCTTTATTTTCTTTTTTTACTGTTGATACATCATCAGTGTATTTTTTAAAAGGTACATAATTATCTCCAATTAACTTTTTAATAGCTTCTGTTTTTGCATTGCTATCCAATTCATCATTTCCTAATACATTGCTTAGTTCTTCATCCATTGACTTGTCCTTTCTCACTTAAACCGTTTTTTACCGTGCCGTCCACGTATTGTAAGTGGCTAACATTTAACCCTCGTTAGCTGAGATGTTTTTATTTATACTTTGATTTTCCTTTTTCTTTGTTTTATCATCTGTTTTGATGTCACCGATATTTGTGTCGTTACCATCTCCTATAACATTTGATACTTCTTTTTTCCAAAGGTCATCTCCATAATATTCTTTTGCCTTTTCAAATACCTCGTTAGGGTCATTGAATAATCCAATAACCGTAAATGCTATATCTGGTGGACATTGTGCATTCATTAAATTCATAAGTGCTTGTGTTTTTACTAATATGTTGTCTGATTTATTTCTTGTAAATTTAATATCTATATCACTTAATTTTAAACCTTTTAAGTTTTCTGATTTGCCTTTTAGTTTTTCATTACATATATTTAAAATTAACTTTAAAAACTGTCTTTCAGGCTTTTTGAATGAAAGTTCGTCTTGTTTTGCCCTTTCATCAGCCATAGTCCAACCTTCTCCAAGTAATCTAGCTTGTCCTGTATCTCCTCCAGAAGGTTTATCATTTAATCTTGGAATACCTACTATTGTTAATACATCATTGTATATTCCATCTTTATATGATTTAACTTGTGAGTTATCCATCTTTTGACCTAGTAATTTAATATCTGCTGGTTTTCCGTGGGTCTGATGTACTTATTTCTACTGCTCCAAGTTTTATTATTTCTTTATGTCTATCTATGTCTATTTGCTGATTTACATATACTAATAAACTTTGTACAAATTGCTCTATATCATCTAATTCATTACTTGTTATTCTGTTTATTGCATTTAATTGTGATATTACTAACTCTATAAGTCCAATTCTATTTTTATTTAAAGGATATTCTATAATTCTAAAGCCTTTAATTTGTAACGGATATGGGTTAGGCAATTTCTTTTTAAATTTTCCTAATACTTTTTTATGTAATGGTTTTAGTTGTAATTGACCAAATTGTGTAGTTAATACCATTATTTTATCTTCGCAATAAATTGTATACTCTTGATACTCTGCTATTTGTGGTGTATCTTGTGTAGTTATCATTTGAGTAAAGTTTTGTATATAGAATGAAAATAATTGCTCTTCTGTTATTCCTGTGCTATATACTACTCCTGTTCTTTTTGGGTCTGGTGTAGATATTTCAAAAGGTGCTTCGTCTTCATCTTCTGGACTATCTTGGTCAGCCCATCTATAACCTGTACCTATTTTATACCACCACTCTGCTAGTTCTTTATCCTTACTAGATTTATCTTCACTTTCCATAAACTTATTTAATAATGATATGGCTGGGTTTGTTTTCTGTGTTTCTTTTTCCCCCTTTTGTACATATTGTACTGGGTCTCCGAAAACATATGATTTCTTAAATTCAACTATTTCATAAGCATGGTTTACCAGAATTTTATTGTTTATTTCAGGTCTTATTTTTTTTGTTTTTTCTAATATCGGCTGTATTCCTTTATAGAAGTTATCAAGATATTCTATTTCTGCAACATTTTGATTATGTATTGCCAATATCTCTGGCATTTTTGCTATTATGTTTTCTGGTGTAAGTTCATCTTTTTGTAAATTACAATAGATTACTTTTCTTCCACTAAAACGATTTCGTTCATTTGCTGTAGCTGATTTTTCTTTGTTTTCTTCTCTTACCTTATCGAGAGTTTCATCGATTATATCTGGCTCTTTCTTATTTTCGTTTTCTTCCCTTCTATCTCCTCCATTTATATTGGAGAGGTCTTGCGACCTCTTGTGAATAATGGAGGATTAGAATAAGAATATAGATACTTCCCCTCCACTTAAAAATAGTATCATTCCCTTACTATTAAATATAATAGTTTTCTACCATTTTTATTATATCATCAATTCTCACATTTTCTTCTTTATGTAAACTTTTAATTGATTTATTTGCTATTTCTTGATTTTCATATTCATATTTAGTACATTCTGATACATATATAACATCTTCATCATAATGGTCTTTTACTTTATTTATCTTTTTCATATATTCCTGTTCTTCATTGTAATATCTATGAACAAAACAATCTTCCCAGTACTTGCAGTGACAACAAATATTTTCCCTTAATATCACCTCTAAATATCTTTCATAGTAAATATATGTGGGTTATCTAATATAACCTCATACAATGTAGTTGCTAATTGATTTACAACAACTTCATCTTCTTTTAAGTTTGTCATATCTAACTTTTCAAATATTCCGTGTACTAATTCGTGTAGAAATGTTTGATTTTGTTGTTTTTGGCTATATTTGCTCGCTATTCTTATTTGTTCTTTTTCGTAGTTTATTTCTCCATATAATTCACTAGGCAAACTAATTATTTCTGGCTCTTTTACTATTTCATATTCTTTATAACCTATTTTTACTTTGTTATTTTTCAATTTTATTCCTCCGATTTCCACAATTTCTTATAGTATTTTTTCTTATTTTCTATATACTGCTTTATGTTATTTGTTTCTTCAATATTCTGTATTTTTGGGCTATATTTATTATAACTATTAACCTCTATTCCTGATTTATAACCTCTAGCAAAATTTACTGTCGTATCTATATCGCTCTCTCTAATTATTGTAGGTCTATCTATTGTAAAATCTAAAATATAATACCAATTTTCGCTAGTATCTTTTGCTATATCAATGTTATATGTTTTCATATCTAAACTCCTCCTATATTCCCATTAGGCTTTATATTTCTTTAATTTACATTCTATTTCATAGACTATTTCTGTATTTATTTGTGCATTAGTAAAATTACATACTGAATACCAATCTTTACCCAGAAAATACCTGCACAACTCATTTACTGCCGTTTGTGCTTCCATAGGAGGCATACATATTCCATAATCTTTGCCATCTGTCAATTTCATAAGTCTATCACCAATTTCTTTATTACTTTCTTTTTTCTTAAATATTCTCATATTCCTAACAAACTCCTATTCAATGGTTTTGGTTTATTTGGCTTTCCTCTTTCAAGTATTATCTCTGTTACAAATAATGTTGCACTATCTGGGGCGTCATCATTTCTATTCGGGTAATCAAAGCTATATGTAGTTAAGTTTTTCATAAACCTGCCATAATCACTATTTGGCTTATAATCTTTCTTATGTTTAAAATATAGCATTTTCCTAATTGTACCTTGATTTTGATTTATTCTTCTTTCCTTAACCATTGTGCTATACTTTTCTGTAATGTTACAATAAAATATTCCTCTTTTTTCTAGCATTTCATCTAACAATGTTTTTAGTGAAGTATCTGTATTGTTTTCTATCGCTAACCAAGTAATATGGTGTTCTTCTATCTTTGCAACTATTTCATCATATAAATCTGTAATTCCCTTTTTCTTAAAGATACAATCTATCATATAGTAATTTTTTCCGTCTGTTTTACATATAGGCATTGATATATTATCTCGCCCTTTTCTTGTAGTATCTAATACAGCTAATGAATAATTGCTATATGCTGGTGTTCCATCTTCATTTACAGGAAGTCTATCAAAGTGATTTAATAATTCATCTGCAAAATCAAGTCCTTCTGCTGGTATTGGATCTTGCTGGTATACACAAGCCCATTGAAAGTCATCTGTTACATCTCTTAATTGTCTTGCTTCTTCTGTTGTCATTACTGCTTCGCAAGTAGTTTCGTCATTTTCATCTAATAAAGGTACTCTTATTACCACTGTTGAGCCATCTTTACTTTCCCATACATGCTTGAATTGCTTACTAGGAATTAGCTCTGATATTGTCTCTCTATCTTGTATAATTCTGTTTAGTATATCTTCTGGCGACCACATTGTACCTGCAAATACAAACTTCGTGCTATCTCCATCACGCCTATTTATCCAGTTTCCTGTCCATTGGTTATATATGTCTTGATGTTTCTTACTGTCTGTTGCTTCTTCTGCTCCTTTGGTCATATCGTCAAATATCATTGCTTTATTTGCTCTTTTACCAGTAACCTGTCCATCTCTCGAAACTGCTATATGTGAATGTGCTACATTTGTATCTTTCAATTTCCAGTTATATACTTCTTTTGTTGAAAATGGATTATCTCCATATTGTTGATATTCTGGGAATACATCTTTATATCTTTTATCAGTTATTAGTTCCCTTACCGTTCTACTAAAACCAGCTACTAAATCATCTGAATAAGATAACCTAATTATAGAATTATTTCTATCTACTCCAAATAGCCATGCAGTCCAGTATGTAAGCGTAACTGACTTTCCTGTACTAGGTGGATAAGAAGCCACTATATACTTTAATTTCTCTGAAAAGGTAATTTTATTTAAGTAGAATAGAAATGGCTTTAAAACGCATTTACGACCGTTCTAGCACTCTTTTTGTATTATTCATTTCCATATATTCAAAAAAGTGTTCTAATGACCTTCTTCCTGCAAATGCCATACACTTTTCATATAATTTATAATAGTCTGCTTGATATTTAATCTCACACTTTATAATTCTATTTTGTGTTGCTGGTAGCAAAAATGTAATTGCATATCTACAGGCATTTAGTTCTATCTCTTGCCTATTCTTTGCATTTTTACCACTATCAAAATACTCTAATAATAACTGATACAATGCTTCACACATTGTCAAATATGAGTATTCATCTGGTACTTTACCTTTTAATGCTGTTATTATTTCTTTTATTGTTTTTTCATATTCTTGCCTTTATATCACCTATTCTTCAAACATTTCGTCATCTCTTATTTCTTTAAAATTGTCATCAACTATTACTTGTGGACTTGTTACTACTTCCATAGCACCAATTCCCCATTGTGTTCCCATTACATAATTGCTCATAAAATAATTTATATTATTATCATTTATAATATAAAAATCGTTTGTTTTTCTACCATATTTTTCTATTGCATAACATAATTCAGGTAATGACTTGTTTACATCTCCATATTTGTATTCTTTGTCATATCTAAAACCTACTGTTACATTTACAATTATTGTCCCTGTATTTTTAGTTCTTTTACAATAAAATGGTATGTGTACTAACATTTTTATTTCATCTAAAATATTATGATAGTCTTTGTCTGATATTTTGTTTTGTATTATCTTCTCTATTCCTGCTCTTGGTATTGTTATATAACCATAATTAAAAATTATATCGCTAGGCTTGTCCTTAAAAGGATATTGTTTTCCTTCGTTGTTTTCAAAATCATACTTAATTCCTAAAAAATCTAATATTTCTACTGTATTATAAAATTTATAATCTTCCATAATTTCCTCCTACACTCTTATTTATAAATTTACTTTAAATTCTTGCTTTCATAGCCAAAGTCATAGTCTCTTGAACAATTAGGGCATATAACAATTTTATCTTTTGTTAAAATATCTCTTCCTTGCCTATCTCTGCTTTTTTCTATTCTCATATCTTCATAACCATATTCAAATATACAACCACATTTTTTGCATTCAATTACATATCTTTTATCTTCAAATGGATTAGCTTGTATTATTTTTTCTTTTAATTCTTGTAATCTTTGTTCCATTTTGTATCATCCTCCTCTAACCTTATCCATTCACATTGATATTTGCATTTAAAATAATCGTCCCACTTTTCTTTATATCTTTTATCTTCATATTTTTGCAATTCTTTTAATGCTGTTTTTCTATTTTCTTCAAGTATAGTATTAGGTAATCCACACATTTCATATATTTGCTTTTCTATTCTGTTTAATAATTCATTTTTTGCTTTTTCAGATTTATAATATTCATTTGTGCAATCTATTAAAAATCTCTTTCCTGTTATTCTTGGGTGGTTAATAATTAAATATGCATCTTGTTCTACTGCCTTTTCAACTTTATTTAATATTTCTTTTTCCCAAGTATAGGCTTGTCTATTTACTTTATTTTCAAAATATTCTAATAAAGTCATTTACCCTAATTCCTCCAATCTTCTCTTATCTCTATCATTTGTTGGAAAGCCTACTATTTCTACTAAACTATACTTTGGTAAGTCTAGTGCTATTTCTATTCTTCTTGCAGTATACGGACCTATTTTAGTAGAACCATTTATAATATTTGATATGTTTTGCTTTGGTACTTGCAATTTATCTGCTAACTGTTGATGTTTCATGTTCTTTTTTTGTAATATTAGTTCTATATATGTTCCTATTTGCATACTACACACCTACTAAATTTCTTTTTCTACACTCTTTATAACTTTTTAGGCTTAATCTATACCAATATTTATTTAAAAATAAATATCTTAATTGTTTATTGCTACTTATAGCGTATTTATCATTTAATGGGTCAAATTCTATTTCCTCTACATTATCTATTCTTTGTTCCTTTACTTCCCACTCATTTATTTCTTTATCTAATTCATTTCTTAATCTTGCAATTATTTGAACTTTCATTTTCCACATTCCTTTATTCATATATTGGCTTATATTCAACGAGCATAAGCCAAACTCGACATAGAATTGATTGTTTGCAGTACATTTTATAGTAATCAACTAACTATAAAAGACTTCCCTAGCTTCTATGTAAAGCTAAGTTGGGTGGTCAGGGTTGATAGACTTGCACTACCTTCTACAGTTTTGGAGACTGTGGTTTTACTACATAAACTAAACCGAGATATGTTTGAGGGATATTACAATACCCCTCTGCATTGAACAGGTAATTACCTTGTTCAATATATTCTATTGGTTGCGGTCGTACGATTTGCACGTCGTCTCTAGGAAAGGAGCCTAGCGAGCTTCTAATTGCTCCACCACCGCGATATTATATTTCTTTTAATTCTTTCCTTAACTCCCTTTTTTGTCTGTTTCTTATTATATGGTTGCCTAATCTTCTATTCCTTTTTGCTTGCTTTCCTGTGCAACCATAATTATACAAACTATAATCATAACTCAAATATCCTTTTATGTATCTACACTTAACCATTAGAAGATAACGCACCACCTTTCATAATTTAATTTGAGGATAAAACAACAAACTAACCTCAATTCTAACACGCTCTCTTGCTTCATATTGGTACAAAAAACATACAAATACCAATATATAGCTAGTAGTTTATATAGACCGTTGGTATGTTTTTTTCTTGGTCTATCATATAGTTGTTGCAAAATTCTCGGCTTTGCTTAACCATCTATGAGAGCAAACAACCCTCTGGAGCTTTCTGTAAGGCTTGAACTTACTTCTAAGGTTTACAAGACCTTTGTTTTACCAGTTAAACTAAGAAAGCATATACAGGAATTGCACTATGCCAACTAGTATGTAGAGGCTGATTTGCCTCTAGGCTGTGCATTCCTCGACACCTTGCATCTACTTTTGGTAGATAGGTAATTTGTGTAGGTTAGGATTTGCACCTAACATGAGCCAGTTCCCTAAACTGGATTACATACTTTCAATAAGCTGTACGTGTGACCTGGTTTCACTCCGAAACTCAACCGACAGTGCCTCATCAGCCAACCTGCCATAAAGTGTCTACTATTACCATTTAGCAATTGTCAAACACTTACCACCGACACATAATCGCCATTTGGTTTTACCATATCTAATATCAAACTAGATATGTCTATTCCACCACTACACAAAATCTATTTCACAATTCTTTAACTATATAAAGATAGTTAGTGATTGTTGAAAACTATAATATTATTGTTTCTAAATAAAACTTAAGTCTATATTTTCATATTCGGCTCTTTCTTCCAAAGTTTTTAAATAAGCTCTCATATATGCTGATTGATATCTTAATAAGTAGATTGGGCAAGTTAGTGTAAAATCTAATGTACCTTCATCATATTTATTTAACATATCATTTAATTTACGAAGTCTTATTAATGTTTGAGCATATTCTCCCTTAAATCTATCCTTATAATCTTCACCATTCATTAAATCAATAGTCATTTCCATTGTTATTTCATCATTTTTTGTTGGTTCCATTCTAATTTTCCTCCTAATCTTTATTTATAGTTACTTTAAATATTGAGCTTAATATCCATACAATAAAAGCTACTGCTAGCCCGTGCCAAAAAGTCCAAACAAAACTTATTCCAAATGCCCATATTACAAATGCACCTATTCCCCAGAATATTAAGCCTGATAGTACAAAGCCTAACGCTATTCCTACAATTACAAGTAATATTGTTAATAAAATCATTTATTTTCCTCCCATTTCAAACTTAGCTCTAAAACCCATACAATAAACCATAAAGCACTTGATATTGCATTAAAGATACCAAATCCCACTTGTCCTGTTTTAAAATTAAGCATTGATACAACCATAATTGTTAGACATAAAACAAAGGTTTTTGCTATACTACCATATTTCTCTAAAAAATTATTTATTATTTTCATTTATCTCTCATCTCCTTTTATAATAATTGGTATATCTACTATAAACTCGTCTATTTTCTTTATTCTCTTTTCATAATAGTTAATAATATCTGGATGTCCTATAACGTTTGGGTTAAGTTTCATCTGCTCTTTAGCTATATTCCACTTGCATTTTGCTAATAATCTATGTAATTCTATATAATCTTCTTCGTTATCCATAAATTTATATATCCTTCCACTTCTTATTTAAAATTCTTATGTTATAATTCCTAAACATACCTTTCAGTACTTTATTTATCCTATTACCTTTACAAAACAACCACGGATTAACGAAATATTGTGTATTCTTGCTGTTTTTTCCTTTGTATAGTATATCTTTATCTATTAAACTTTTTATTACATCTGACAGCTTTCCTTTGCTTATTCCTGATACTTCTACTAACTTGTCAAATGATAAGTCATTTCCATTAAGATATTTTATTCTGCAATCTTCATATCCTACATAAGGTGCTATTGAAAATAAAAATGCTTTTTCATATACATCTAGTTCTTTCATAACTGATTGTAATTCCTTTACATTTCCTTTATAAAAATATTCCATAGCCCAAGTCTCATAATTGTCGCTTTTCAATTCTTCTATTCGTTGTTCTATATCCTTCTCTATTTTATTTTTATATGCTTCTATTGAATTGTTTTTAGTAATTCTTATTCTATCTCCATCTCTTTCTGAAGCTAGTATCTCTCCTGTTTCATCATCAAATGTTATTTTTGCCCTTTTATATCTCTCCTAATAATCTTCATCATAATAATCATCGTCATCATCTTCTAATGGCAATTCATAGATTTTACTAACAAATGTTTGTATCTTCTTCCATCTTTGTTCTCTATCTTCTATCTTTTCTTCCAGTTCTTTAAGTTTTTTCCCTTTTGCTTTTAATTTTTCATCTAACTTCTCTACTTCTGTTTCTTTATTGTACTTTGCTATTCTTTTCATCAAAGTATCATCAAGCTTTATAGTTTCTTTTTCTTCAAAATTACCTACATCTGCTATCAATTGAACACTTCTGCCTTTTATTTTAGTTGGCATAGGATTTCCAAGTTCGCAAAATTCTATAATGTCAGGTATATTTTTTTGTTGCACTAATATTCCTGTTTTATATTCTAAATTCTCATCATCATATATTAAAATATTCAAATTAATTCCTCCATTTTTCAAACTGTTACGTCTTTACTCTCTCAAGCATTTCTTCATCATAAGTTCACCACACGAACCTATCAAAAATCGTTATACTCTTACTCTCTCTAAGCCTTAACCCTTGTTTTTTAGCAAATTGTCCCTCTATATATAATGTCTAGCTTTATGGTCATCGTTTCGACTTCGTCTCGCGATGTTTTTCTTTACTTAAAAATAAAAAATGAGCTACCAGACAAATAGACTAAAAAGACTATTCATCTGATAACTCTTGCAAGAGTATTATTAATTTATTTTTATTATATAATGCCTCTTTTAGCTTTGTCAAAATTATTTATTTTTTGTAATATTTCTGTAACATTAGGTCTTTTTTATGAAATGGAAATTTTTAAGTGGGTTACACACTCCCCCATGCCTCAACTATATATAGGGGTGGGGATACGTCATACTAACTAATACAAAATACTGTACAATTTGCTCAAAAAGCAATAATAAAAATAACAATATATAAGGCTACTATAATGTAATTGCATATAAGACAAGTAAATAAAAGAAATAAATTATACTTATTCAATATTATGCAAAATAATGACAAGAACAAAGCAAAAGCAACAAAATAATAGCAAAAACACTATAAAACACTACAAAATATTAATATTAATAAAGAAGCGGTGTAAATATACTACAAATACACTAATACAATGCATTTTTAATAAATATATCTATACAATCTTCTGTTACTTATATTGATTACATCTTACTACTTACATCTTATCTCATATCTCATATTGTTCATATCATACATATACTTATACTACATATGTGCAATACATCTCATAATATATATCAAGCTGTATCATACTGTATCATACTATGTTATACTTCATATACAACACAAGTATATACAGTACTCTATAGCATGTACTATATATACTGTAAATGATAAAAAATATATAAAAAAATAAAAAAATTTTCACACTAAATAATTAGTAAAAAACGTATATGAATAAAAAGTATATATTTAATATGCACGAAATGGCGTAATAAAGCTGTTTTATGCATATTTTATTTTATAAAACAAAATGATAATTTAATGACTTTAAAATGTAAAATAATGACACAAAAGCAATTGCAGTAATCGCTGTAATGCTTGCAGTTCTAAGAATACAAGACACAGCATTTTTGACATATACAATATAAAATGCTATAATATAGACAGTTAAGGGAAATGCCTTAATAAATAAAAAAAGATTGCTAGTAGCTGGAACTACTAACAATCAAATAGAGTTAATAAAAAAATACCGTCAAGTGAAATTTCTATAACAACTCTTTTAATATAATAAAGTATTTTAAAAGAAATGTCAAGTATTATTTGTTAACTCGGAAAGGAGAAAATATACAAATGATAATGCTTGATTATATTCTATTCATTAGCTTTTATATATCACTGATTATATTCTATATATTAGCAAGTTTAGCAATAATGATATTCATACAAGGCTTTGTATATAGATTAACAAAGTTTAGTATATACAGATGGCTAATGAGAAATCTAACAAGTAAGTAAAAAGGCTGAGGGAAAATCTTCTTCCCTCTTCTCTAAAAAATAGAAAATTTAAAAGAAAGATGAAAGGTGATTATTATAGAAAACGTTAAAAAAGCAAAAAAATATATAGGAAGAAAAGTATTGTTCAAAATTGCATTTGATGGAGAAGTGTATTTTGAGGAAAAAGAAAACATAGTTACAAGTATGGAAAAGTTAATAGAAGCAAAAGATAAAGGCACTTATTATGGAAGATATTTTACTGATGTTGAGTTATTAGAAGACAATATTGAATTGTACAAATGCAGTTACACTAGAGTTTCAGCACTAGAAGACTTATATCGTATAAGAGAAGCTTGGAATAAAGGAATATTCAATTATTGTGAATATTTAACAAAAGAAGAAATAATAAAATTGTTAAAAGATGATTATTGTGTTGCTGTGAAAGGTTTAGGAGAAATTGATTTAGAAGATATAGAAAAATTAGATTAATGCAATGTGAATACAATGTAAATAGAATGTGAATGAAATATTAATAAAACGAAAGAAGGTTTTAATTATGGAAAAAATAGAAAATGAACAACTAAAAAAGGAAATTTTAAATAAAACATACTATGATAACTATTTATTGAAATTAGAAGAAAAAGACAATAAACATTTTAAAGAAATAATGAAAAGCTATATCGTATTAAGAACTGACGATAGCTTATATGTAATATTAAATATTGATAAACCTTCTATTGATAAAGATTTATGGTTTGATGATGAAGAACCAATTCCCAAAAAAACAGAGGAATTATTCGTAAAATATAATTTACAAATGAATGGCTCAAAATTCACAAGATACAACGAAGATATTGAAAAAGGTTATTTATATAATCCATACAAAGGTAGTAAAAAAGGTTTGGCAAGTATTTTATGCAGATATAGAGCAGAAAACCAAGATAATTTTACATATTACAGAGATTTAAAAGAAGATGAAAAAACCTTTATAAATTCAATTGTAACTATATTGCTAGATGAATATATTGAAAGATTGAAAAAATATTACAAAAGATATAATGACAAAATTTATTGTAGAGGTTATTGGGTTAATAGATAATATAGAGAGGTTTAAAAGGTGGGAAAAATGAAAAATTTATATATAAGTTATCAAAATTTTAATGGTGGCATAAATAATTTATGCGTAGTACAAGATATTCAAGGCAATTTTGGAACAAGTACAAAAAGTCAAAAGCAAGCTATACAAAATTATTATAAAAATCTTAAAAAGGTGGTGTAAACAATGAAAGAAGTTAAAAAAATAGATATAAATGAAATTATAAGACTAGCATTTTTAAAATATAGATTAAGCAGTCGCAAAAGCATGAATACATTTATTTTTACACAAGCAAAAAATAATAAATTAACAGATGAAGAAATAGAAAAAATAGTTGATACATTAGAAAAGAAAATCGCAGAACACGAAGAAAATAAAAGACAAAAAGCAGATGAAGAAATACAAAAAGAAATATCAAATATAGTAATAATGGGGGTATCTTAATATGAAAATAAAAAGATGGTATTTTAAAAATAATTATGAAGATTTTGAAGTTTTGTACGAAGATGAAAATTTTATATTAATTCAAAATATTGTTAGAAAGGAGTACGATTTTGGATTAAGTAAAGATTTTGGGAGTTTTTATGGTTTTCCCGTTAATCAATCATGTTTAAACAAAAATGAATGTATAGAAAGATTAAGACAATTTATTAAAATTGCTGAAAAATACAATAATGTAAACAATACTATTGATATATATAATAATATGATTAAAATTTTGGAGGTATAACAATGAACGATAGAATAACATACAACGAAAGTTGCTTTATTGTAAACGCTATTGATTATTACATAGCAAGTTTTAAATCAAAAACAACTATGTCGCAAGAAAGCTTAAATGATTATATGAATATAAAAAGAAAATATGAAAAATTGGAGCCGCAAATTTTAAATTTACAAATGAAGGAAGTGAAGTAAAATGAAATTATTTGATTTATTCGACGAATATATACGCAATTATCACTATGAAAACACTTCAAAGCATGAAGCAATGTCTAATATCTCTCATTACAAGAAATACTTTATTGAAAAAGAAAATAAAAGTACAGAAGAAAGTGCTGAAAACGCAGAGAAAAAAGGCGTAAACAAAGATATATCAGAATATACGCAAGAGGATATTCAAAATTTTGTTAATTATGAGTATTATTGCAATTATTCGCGTAAAACTATTTTTAATAGACTTAGTAGATTGAAAGCTATATTTAATTATGCTATACGAAAAAAATATATACTTTCTAATCCGTGCAACGACATAGAAATCAAGTCTTCTACTTCTATACCCAAAGACCTTGATTACTCTAAAAAATTTATAAGAAAACTGAAAAAAATATTCAAAAAAACAAAATTACGTATGTATGTATACGTTGCTTTACATACACGGACTTAGAAAAGGAGAAATGCTTGCTCTTGACAAAGAAAGAGATTTTATCTATAAAAAAATATTGTTCTGGAAAATTCCAGTTACGATTATCGTTCGATATGCAGAAATGTATGACAATTTAAATTGTACATATGTTCTAAAAGATACAAAAACTGGCACAAAAAGATATGTTGATTTAGACTTGTTCTGTGCAATAAAATTATATCGTTACTTTAAAGAATTAAAAACAAATAAAGTATTTGATTTTCGTAGCAACTCAATATCTGTAGACTTTCATAAAATAATAGTAAATTCGGGATTTGACAAAAGACACCAAATACGATTATACGATTTACGACATCTTCATGCTTCGCTTATGCTCTTGCATTCAAAAAATCGAGCATATACATTAAAAATACTTCAAGAACGTTTGCGGTCATGCAAGTATAAATCAGACGTACAATACTTATGCACATTTATTAAGAAATAGTCAAAGAAAAGCTGTAAGATTTTTTAATTTCATATAATAAGGTTATATAAAAATAAAAGAAAAAAGAATTGGACACAGTGATACATTAGAAAGAGTGTACAGTATAAATGATATTGATTGCGTTTGTTTAAATGGACGCACTACCTCAAATGGCGTAGAAAATTGGTTTTATAATATAAAAGATTTTATAATAGAAAGCAACGAATTAGTAGTTCCTGAATTTATGCCAAATCCCGTTTATAAATTGAAAAACAGTTGTTTCAAAGGTACTAACTGGGGATATTCTGTTGACATTGATAATGAACTACAATACAAAACAAATTAAAAGAAAATTTGAGAGGTAAAAGAATGAAAAAAGAAACAATAAATAAAATATCTAATGCATTATATATAACATTTAGATTAACAACAAAACTAATTTCTGTAGCTACTATAGTATTAGTTTGTGTAATAGCATTTATATTTAATCTTATATGCGCATGCGCAAAACGGAAAATAGAGCCAATAAAAGCTCTATTTTTTTTATTATATTTATCTTTATATCCTCATTACTAATGACCCTATCATATATGTGTGAAAATCATTTTTAAGCCATTTTATATTTCAGACACATAAGTTGTTTCTTTAATATTAAATAGCCTAAAAAGTACCTTCATTTGATAGTTTTTCAGCCTAATTTTAACCATTTTTTATTTTTCTAAAATTCTACAAATAATTATATATTTTTTGATTAAAAATGCTGGTCTGAAATCTTTTTTCTATTGTAGCCAACCCAATTCTTTGCATTTTTCATTTATTGCTTGTAGTTGTTGCATTGTTATATATTCGCTCCTTATACCACAATAGCTATCAATAACTTTCATATCTTTTTTTAAACTTATTCCTTGTCTATTTTCTCTACTTACATAATCTATACTTGTATCAAATTCATATTTGTTAAATCCTAACTTATTAAACATCTCATCTGCTTCTGTCATACCTATTCCCCCTTTGCACAATTTCCACAAATTATTTGGCTACCTAGCTTGCCTTCTTCAAATGTTGTATATATTTCTTCTCCAGCTTCAAAACTTTTTCCACATTTGCTACACACTTCTTCTACTGGCATATTGTGTTGTCTTCTTTGCTCTTTGTATGTAGTATAATCACATTTTAGTTTCTTAATGTTTGTAAATGCTTTTTCTTTATGTATTTCTGTTGCTCTTTCTAGTGCAAATGCTTCCTCATAAGATTTATCTAATTTCTTTAAATCTTCTTTTGACATATCTTTCATCTTTTTATTTTGACATATAGTACATAAGCCTAAACCTTTTTCAAATTCTTCTTTTGTATATTTTTCTTGTGTAAAATTTGAATTACTTCTATCAAATCCATCTGGGTCTAGTATTTCTATTCCTTCATTTTTAAACAATTCCTTTGCCCATTCTTCATAGGTCTTTACTTCTAATTCTTTTTCTACTTTCTTTTTACTCATAATCCTCCTCCTAATTCTTTGCCTTAAAATTATATATAGGCTTTATTATTTTAACTATTTCTACTGTGTTTTGTATGTTATCTATTATCTCTTGCATAGGCTTATAAACAAATGGTGCTTCATCTATTGTTTCTTCTACTACACTTGTTGTATAAATATCTTTCATACTTTCCTTAAAATCTTCTAACTTAAATGTTTCTTTTGCCTTATGTCTTGACATTATTCTTCCTGCTCCATGAGGTGCTGAGTTGTTCCATTCTTCATTTCCTTTTCCAATTGCTATTATTGAGCCATCACGCATATTTATTGGAATTAAAACTTTTTCTTCCTTTTTAGCTGATATAGCACCCTTACGAACTATATTATCTTCAAATGAAATATAGTTGTGTATTGTTTCAAAACTATTTTCCATAATAGGTGGATACATATCTGGTATATATGTCATTGTAAAGTATTCAATTAAAATCATTTTTGCTATTTGTAATCTATTTAAACTTGCATATTTTTGACATATTTTCATATCGTGTAAATACATTTCTCTATATTTTCCTTCTAAATAACACAATTCATTTGGTAGATTAGGTTTGTTTTCCTTATATTGTTTTTCTAATTCTTTTAATGCTTTTTGTATGTCTTGTTTTCTTCCTTGCTCTTTATATGTTTTGATTATTTCCTCTTTCTTTTGATACATTTCTTCTTTTCCAGAACATAATTCTATTGCTAAATTTTGATAATAGTCTGCTACTTGTTTTCCTAGATTTCTACTGCCTGTGTGAATTACTAAATACTTATTACATTCATCGTCTATATCTACTTCTATAAAATGATTTCCTCCACCTAATGTACCTATCGCCCTATTAAATTTCTTTGTTTCTTTTAGTTCTCTTAAACAATATAAGTCGTTTATTGGCTCAAATTCTAGTAGTTTATGCTCTCTTATATTTCTTCCTGCTGGTATGCAATTATTTATTACCTCATCTAATCTTTGTAAGTCTAAATCTACTTTACCCAATTCAACACATAACATACCACAACCTATATCTACTCCAACTATATTTGGTATTACTTTGTTTCCTAAATCTGCTGTAAATCCAATTACACAGCCTTTACCTGCATGAACATCTGGCATTATTCTTACTTTGCAATTTTTAAAAGGCTCTTGTTCCAGTAACAAATCTATTTGCTCTATTGCCTCTTGTTCTATATTATCTGTAAATATTTTTAAATCTTTCATTCTATTTACTCCATTCTACTCTATTTTTATCATTTACTATTGCTTCAAATTCAATGCCGTTTTCTTTTAATTCACCTATACAATCATCTATTGAAATATATCCTCCTCTAAATGCGTCTACATTGTCCCATATTCTAGCCATAACCTCTGGTAGCCTTTTTTTGCCTAAGCCACACACATATCTTAATGTATAAGCTACTGCTACACTATATATATCAAGGTATTGGTCTATTAGTTTTTTGTTTTCTTTTTCTGCTTCCACAATAATATCATTTTGTACATCATCTATCCATTTTCTTAATTTCTTAGGATTATCAAATACCTTTGTTAATTGTTTTTCTTGTCTTTTGGTTAAGTTCATTTCTTTTTCTCTCCAATCTCTTTAATATTCCCAATAATCTATATCTATATCATTTGTTATCTCATCTACTTGCAAATCATATACTTGTCTATTTATTTCTTCTTCAATTTCTCTATTATCTAAATTATCATCTATTTCTACTTCAAAACTTATTGGAGTAAAATATACTGTTATTCTTTTTTTCATCTGCATTCTCTCTTTCTTTTTCTAAATTTCGTGTAAATAAATAATTATACAAATAACTAGCTGTTGATATATCTATTTCTTTACCATTTTCATCTATGAGACAACCTTTTTTATACTTTCTTCCATAATCAAGTTCATATAGCCAGTAACTTATTGTATCTGTATCATTAAATATATTTTCTAATAACTGTACTACTATTGTTTCGTGTCCTATGCATATACTTCCTGCATTCATAAAGTCCATTTCTTGATTATCTATATTCTCTCTAAATAAGTCTTGTATTTTATCTTGTAAATCGTTGTAATCTCTAAGCCTTTTAATTATTTTGCAAAATTCTTCTTTACTAATTAACATTTTTCCTTCTCTCCTTATAATATCTATTTTTCTTCTAATAGTTCTTGTAAAACCTTTATAATTTGTCTATCTGCTACATTATCTACCCATTCAACATCAGTTTCAATTCCTTGTTCTGTATATTCTCTATATTTTTCTAACTCTTTATTTATTTCTTCTATCTTCTCTCTTATTACTTGTTTTAATAATGAGTTTTTTATAACTTCAGTTGACATTTGTAAAAATATTTCTTGCTCTATAATTTTATTTTCTTTATTATGATTATCACATTCCAATTCTTTTACTTTATCTTCTAGTTCTCTAATTTTCTTGTATTGTTCTACACTTTCACCTTTTACTTTGTCTATCATATTTACATCGTAATCGTGTACTTTTTTATTGGCTTTATCTTGAAACTCTAATCTTTTTACTGTTTTTTCTAGTTGGTCTATGTATTGTAGTATATTTTCTATTTCCTCTATACTTATAGTCTCATCTTTATCTCCTGTAATATAACCTAATACATGACAACCTTTATCAAAATTCAACTTCTTTTTTAGCTTTTCTATTTCTTTATTTATCATTGCTTGTCCTCCTTCATAAGTCTAGCATTTTTATTTATTATCCATTTAAAAACAAGTCTAATATTTCCATATTTATCCTTTAAATAATAATATTTATTATCAATTTTATATATTGTAATGTTAGAAAAGAAACCATATTGAATTACATCGTTAACCTTGAATTTATCCATAATATTCCCTCCTATTCAAAATCTTATTTAATTTTAACCGTTCAATACCATTCAATACTGTTCAATTTTTAGTTTTTCTAATAAATTTAGCCATTTTACTTTATCGCACTCATCACCATAACTTATTGAATTTTCTATATCTCTAATCATTACTTGTTTGTCTTTTTCTGTTAATAATTGCAAATTATTTCTTATAAATTCACAGACCCAACCTACAATATATGTCCTTCTTCCCATTGCATATCTTTCTGCACTTACTAATATCATTGACATATCATCTTTATTTCCATTTATTTTTAATTGCATACTTTATCCTTTCTAGTACATTTTGTATCATTTTTGATAAACTTTTGCTTATTTTTGAGATAAGTTCTCAAATTTGTATCTGTTTTGTACATTTTTTCTATTCTTTGATTTTAAATAGCATCGGTGTTCCTTCACTTACTGATATTCTATATATTTTATAATCTTCTTCATTTAATTTATTTCTCTTAAATATTCCTTTTAAATGTCCTAATTTTGTCCAACTAATTTTATTACTATAAAAACCTGTGCTATTAAATATTTCTCCTGTGTTCTTATTTACTGCAAAATATAATTCATTAACATTTTGCATTATTCCTTTACCTCCTGCAAATGATAATGCCTATTATCCCTATTCTTTATAAACTCATATACATATTGGTTAGGATTTGATATTAAACCTTGTATTAAGTGTTTTAACATCTCTTGTTTGTCCTTTATTATTCTTCTATTAGGTCTTTTATCTAAATATTCTCTAAAGACATTTAATACATCTTTTTCTTCTATTTCGTCTTGTTTCATAAGATTTTCTATGTTATGTAAAAATATTTCATCTTGTTTATCAAAACGACTTTGCTCTGGACTTAAACTTTTTATTTTTTCTGTTATTTCATATCTTACTGCTCCTAATTTTCTTGCTAGTTCTAGTACATCTGAAAAATCTTCTTTTGATGTTACATTCATTAGTTTATCTGTACTCGAATAAAGTATTTTCTTTTCTTCTTTATTTACTATTCTATGTTTTACTCCTTCTAGCTCCTTATTCATTTTATTAGCATACCATTTCCTGTTAGCTTCATTTTTAGCTTGTCTTAGGCAATCTTCTTTATTGCAATATTCTCTTTTTCTTCCTTTTTTAGGCTGTTCAAATTCACAGCCGACAATATTTGCATCTCATTTGTATTATTCCTCCTTAAATATGTAGTCAACTATATCGTCTATTGTTTCTTCATCAAATTCCTCAAAATCATCTATTGTTAAAGTTCCATATTGTCTAGCTTCTTTTACTCTTGTTAAGTTATATGCCATACAACCATTTGTGCCTATGTCAAAATATTTCATTAGCTTTTCTCTTAACTTTTCTTTGTCTATATTCATTTGTTATTCCTCCACTTTATTTTTGAAATATTCTTTTATGCAATCTTCACACTCACCAAAATTCATTTTGTCACAATGTTCATTTTCTGTTTTAGAACATATATCTTCTTCTATGTCCAGTGTTGCTATATACCCTGCCATTTCATCTATTATTTTACCTTTCTTTTCTATCTCTGCTTCAAACTCATTAAATTTTTCTTTGTGTTCTTTTGAAGCTAATTTATTTTGATTTTTTAATTTACCTATTATTTCTTCTAATAAATCTACTTTTTGATATAGTAAATTTATTATTATTTCATAATCTTCTGTCTTATCTAGCTTCTCATCTATCTCATCTATCTTCTTATCTTCTGACATTTCTATCACTCCTCAACAATCATTTTTCATACTATTTTTCAAATCTTCTTCTGTAATAGTGTAATAAATTTCTAGTGCATGCATTAAATCTTTATAATATTCATTTTCTTCTTTTAATTTCTCATTTTCATCTTCTAATTGTTCTATTCTTCTTGTATCTATATCCATATTGCAATAAACAGTATTTATTTTTTCTATCAATTCATCTTTACTTAATTTTGTCAAATCTTCTCCCACTTTTCTATCACTCCTCTACCTTATATTCATTTTCCTTTAACTCTATTGTTTTAAGGCTCTTGCCTTGTTTTAATTGCTGTATCATAGCACTTATTTTATTCATATCTGTTTCACTTCTATGTTCTATTGTTATTGGTGCTTGTGCTTCCACCATTCCAAATTCTGCTTTACTTCTAAACATAGTTGTTATATTATCTATTTCTTTTAGCTGTGCTGATGTAAGTGTTGTGTCTGTTAAATAGTCATTTATTCGCATTATTACATCTTGCATACTTTCATCTGGCGACATTAAATAATTGTTATATGTTCCTGTAGAAATGTCAGCAAATGCACAAAAACTGCCTTTACTTGGTGGATATTTTACCTTTTTATTTATTGCTACTATTGCTTGTCTATAATATTCAAATACTATATTTAATTCTTCTGCTGTATATTTCAAAGGTTGTCCTATTAAGTTATGTGGTCTTAGCAATTCGTTTATTTCTATTGTACTAAGCCCTTGCACTTCCTTCCTAGAAGCAATTTCCATTGTTAATGCTTGTAATCTACACTCTAAATATTCTGGTAAATTGTTTTTAAATTCTTCTAATATGCTTTTCTCTCCTGCTTTTACAAGAGCCTCTTTCTTTTGCTGTTCTACTATCTTCTTATCTTTAGTTTCTAAACTTTCTTTATATTGTTTTTTCCTTAAAATCACTCTCCAATTCTTCTAATTTCCATTCTCCATACATTTTAGCAAGTTTTGCTTTTACATACTCACTTTCTTTATCTGTTAATTCTCTACTTATTTTTATAAATGCTAATGCAAAATCAATATAGGTTTTACACTTACCTGTATCAATATCCTTCTTCATTTTCTACCTCCAATAGTTCTAAAATACCCTTTCGTACTTCTCTCTTTGCATTTAATTTATGTATTGAGGTTTGATATGATTTTTTATAAAATTCATCTTTGCAATTTCTTCTCATTCTTTCGTATATTTGTACTGAACATTTATCTTCTTCATTGTTTCGTTTTAATGTCTCTATCAACTCAATTATTGTTAATCCTTGATTATAAAACATTTCAATTATCTTATCTTTTTTAGTGTGTCTAAATTCCTTTTTTAATTGCCCCAATGTTTTTATATTTTCCATCTTTCCCACCTCTTTCTTATTCTCTAGCCATAGGCTAGTCCTTTGGCAACTCTATATTATTACTTTTACAAAATCCTCTTACTTGTTCAATAAGATTTTGTATATTTTCTTTATTATAAGCACTTTTTAATTCTCTTGTAAGATAATCTAAAAAATATAATGCTACTGGCTTTCTTTCTATTGTTCCATCATCGTTTATTATTATAAAATCAGAGTTTAATTCTTTATAATTTATATTTCTTGCAAAACTATAACTTGATGGACATATTGCTAATTTTGCATAGCCTAGTGTACTCCAAGCCTTTCCTTTCTTTCCAAATCCCCCACCTTTGCAATAATATTCTCCTGTTTCTCTATTTTGTATTTTTACTGCTAATACCATAATTTTATCTCCTCTCTTAAAATGGAAGTTCGTCCATTGTAGTATCGAATGCAAAACTATCTTGTGGCTCTTGCTTTGGTTGTTTTGTCTTTTGCAATTCGTCTGTGCCTTCTTCTAATAAATTAAATTCACTTATGAATAGCTTATCAAAGTATTTATATTTAGGTTTTCCGTTTTCATTTAGCTCGTTTGTTTTTATTCTATAGCAACCTGACCAGCCTTTTATTACTTCAATAACACTTTTATTTTTTACTTCTATACCTTTTCTGAATTGAACCATTATACCCATATATATGTCACGTTTCTCGTCATTTTCGCCAAATTCTGTTCCTTTTATGTATGTCTTATATTTTCCTTCACCATTCTTGTAAATCGTTAATTTGCTTGTTTCTTTTCCTATATTAATGCTCATTATATATTCCTTTCATTTTATCAATGTATGTTACGCCTACAGCATAACTAGCCCAAATATCAGCTTTAAATCCATAAAACCAACCGTGGATTTTTCTTTGTACCTACAGCTCCAAATCTGTCAATTAATGCTTGTCTAATATTACTGTCTTTTGCTTTCATACTGTGACATAAATTCATTTTTTCATCTTTTCTATAAATAAAATTTGTTGTTATTCTTTTGCTTAATGCTAGTTCTTGAAATCTCCCTATCCAGACACAAGTATCAAATACTGTTTGTCCTACGCTCATACCGATAACTTGCAATCATTTCAACTACTAATAAATCATAATCTTCATTGTATAATATTGCTCTTACAGTTCCATTTTCTACTTTGTCAAACTTTAATGGCTTGTATGTATCACTATCTATTACGCAATATGCACTTTCTATATTGCCGTGGGTCAATAGCTAAAATTTTCATACAGTAACTCCTACCTCTCTTAGTTTACTTTCTAGCATTTCAATTCTAAATTCTGCTTCTTTTTGTTTCTTTGTAGTTTCAATATTTTTTTCTATCTCTTCTCCAAAGCTTTTTTGTAGTTTTGCTATTTCTTTATCTTGTTCATTTATTTTTCTTGTTTTGTTTTCACATTCTATTTCCAATTGACTTACTCTCTTTTTTTCTTTTATTTTTTCTTTATAATTAGTATAAATTATATTGTATGAACCATGTAATTTTCTAATTAGTTCTCTTGTTTCTTCATCTTCTATGTAATCTATTAAATTAACTAGCTCTTTGATTTCTTCTTTAGTTATTAAAGATACTCTCATTTGTTCCTCCTTCTTAATTTCAAAGTATAATTCTCTTTTATATCTTCTAAAATCGGAATTTTTTCCATCCATTCTTGATACATTATTCTTCTCTCACTTTCTCTACTAATCCTGCTTGAATTAAGTCATATAGTATGTCTGGTAGTTCATTATTAACTGATAGTTGATTAAATCTTATTATTTTTTTGGTATCTATTTTGATATTATAAATTTCGCATTTACCTATATATTTTTTTAGTTGATACTTTGTACCTCTCCCAATGCTTATTTCTTCAAATCCAAACCTTTCTAATTCTTTTAAATTTACATCATCTTTTATTTTTAACATTACTCTTCTCCTTTTCTTTGTAGTAGTTCTTGTAGACATTTAATTTCTCCTAGTAATTCCATGCTTTTGTCATTTATCTTTAATTCTTCTAGCGATATTGTTGCTCTTTTTTCGTCATGTATAAAATTAAGCATTATTTCGTTTTCTAACCAGTATATTTCTCTTTCTTGTTTTTTCTTATTTAATTTTTCTAATACTACTGATGTTGGTATAGAGTTTTCTATGTAGTTTAGTATTGTTGCTAAAGTGTTATTTGTAATGCAAATATCACATTTATCTTTTTGATTTGACTTTTCTAATAATTCTTTTAGGTTTTCTTCTAATTCTTTATCCATGCTAGTCCTCCTTATCTATTTTTTCAAAATCTGTTGTTAATTCTCCGTTCTTCATTTATTATTTGAGGCTTTGCATGACACGTATTAAGAATTACGCAATCTATACTGTCTCCCATAAATCCATAAGTGCTTTTTTCAACTTGATACAAATCTGCTATATTTCCACATACATTTACAGAATTTCTAATAAATATTTCTAAGTCATCATCTAATTCGTTCAATATTTCTTTTAATCTTTTAACTTTCATCACTCTTCTCCTCTCATGATTTCTAAAATCTCTTTTGCATATTCAATTCTTTTCATATAGTGTAATTTGTCTAGCTTTATATTTGTTTTATTCATACATTTTCTATTTTCTTCAATTTCTTTTTCTAAATAATCTATTACTTCTTGTCGTTTATTCTCTAGTTGTTTACATCTCTCATTTGCTTGCACTTTTTCTTTGACAATATCTAAATAATGTTTATCTTTACACTCTTTCATAAACTCTACTGCTTGTCTTGTTGCTATCTTTAATATCGTTGTTTCTCCACAATTTTGATTTAATATTTTTTCTTCTAGTATTATTATTGCTGAGTCTATATCGTTTCCTCTTAATAAATTATTGCTTGCATTTTCTATTTCTTCTTTACTTATCATCTAAAACACCTCGATTTCTGAGTTTTTAATTGCTTCTATAAACTCTTTGTTATATTTGATATTTGAGTAATCGTATATGTATTGTTCAATAACTCGCTTTTTCATATTAAATGTGCTTTTATGTGCTACTTTATTGTTTGTTTTTAACTTTTTAAATAGCTTCTTAATTATCATTGTTTACCTCTCATCTTCTTCCCATTCTTTTGGTATTTTCCAATTTTTTGGTTCTCTATTAAAATATCTCTCACAAGCTTTTTCTATATCGCACTCCATACAGCCACTATAATTGCTTGTACAATATTCATGTATAGTTTTTAATGCTTTTTCTACTAATTCCATCCTAGCTCCTTTACTTTTTCAATTATCGCTTCTAGTTCTTCTGCCAAAACAAACATCATTCTTTGATGGTCGTAATTGAACTTTAGAAATCTCTTTTTATCTAAATCAAAAATGAAATAGTTAAAATCGTAAATATCAGGATGTTCTTTTAAATAATGATTTTCTTTTTCATAGAATATTGCACTTTTTATTTTGTTACATTTTATATATTTTTCACACATCGGATTGTCGTTTACTAATTTGTATCCTAATTCTTTAAACATCTCATCTGCTTTACTCATCTTTTACCTCCTACTCATCAAAAATTATACTTTGCCAACCACATTTTCTACATAAATAGTTATTAAATGCTCTGTTGTATGGCGTTAGTGTTTTTAAATTTACTTTATTCAATCTTCTACCACTAGTAAGATTTATTTTCTCAACAACTTGATATGTATTTACATGTGTAATCCTTTTACTTCCACAAATTGGACAACATTTAGTATCTTCTATATTCCAACCTTCTATTTCTCTTTGTTTTTGATAATCAGCTTTCATAACTTCCTCCTATCTCGTTATATGTTCCATATTTTCTGCTATTATGTCGTCTACTAAGTAATATCTCTTGTAGTCTACTTTTTCGTTATATCTGTTTGTACTGCTTTCCCATTCCGTTCTAAACTGATAACCTTCTTTCTTCAGATTATCTATCCTTGCGCCAAGTTGTGTAATTCCCAACTCCTTACAAGCCTCCCAGCTTGATATTGAGCCAAAATCTCGCATGTACTTCAGTATTCTATCTTTCTGCGTTATTTTCATTTGTAATCACCTCAATTTTTTAAAACATAATCTCTTATCTTATCCTCACCTTGTTCGTTAAGTTGCTTGTATTTCTCGTCTTTTTTAATTTCTCTTAGAAAAGACATTTTATCTTCAAGTTTTATAATTTCGCTTTCTTTGTATTTTTGAATAAAAAACAAAACTAAAGCATTTTCATTTTCATTGTTATTATCATTTACATTGTTATTATCATTTACATTGTTATTATCATTTACATTGTTATTATCATTTACATTTACATTAGGTTTTGTTTTGGTTTTGTATTCTTCAAATCCATCGGTTTCCAAAAACTCAAAACCTGTGGTTTTATTTTCATCCAAACCTATGGTTTCTTTTTTAGGTCTACCACCCTTTTTGCCATTTTCATATCTTTTTTTATTTGCTAGAATCTGTGGTTTTATTAGTGTAAATATTGTTTTAGATACACCTATTAAATTAACTTCGTGTTCTTTTAAGGCTAGTTCGCAAATGGCATCATAAACCTTTAATCTTTCTTTGTCCTTTAAATCTTGCAAAGCCTCATAAAAACTTCTGTAAAAAACAAAACTTTCTTTTTCTGCTGACACTTGTTTTCTCCTCTCTTGTAAAAATCTTGTAAAAATATAAGGGATAAACTTATGTCTATCCCTCGTTGCTAATTCTCAAAAATTTTCTTTAGTATGTTTTCTATCTTTTTATCTATTTCTTTATTTCTTTTATCTATTTCCTCTGCTTCCTTAGTAACTTCTTTTTTATCTTTAAATCCTAAATCTACAGCTTTTAAAATTAATTTTTTAGGTACATTGTTCTCTTTTAGCGCTCTTACATAGCAAGCTAATCCTATTAACACTTTATCTATACTTCCACATATTTCTGTTGTTTCTTCTGTTATTTCTACTTTAAACATAATTCTTTCCTCCAATAAATTTATTAAAACGCAACCAAGTGGCTATCCCTTATGCGGTTTTCCAGCATAGCTCTTCTTCGACCTTTCGTTTTTCGTCAGTCTGCACATAAAACTTGTGTTACTAAAATGGTAAATCGTCTTGTTCTTCTGTAAAGTTATTTGTATTTGCTGGTGTTGAATTTACTAATGTTGATGTATCTGCTTGTCCTGTTGTTTTACTATCTGCAAAGTATACTTCCTCTGCCACAACTTGAGTTTTGCTTTGTTTCTTTCCTTCTGTATTTTCCCATTCGTGTTGTTCTAATCTTCCTATTATTCCTACTTGTTGACCTTTTCTAAAATACTTGCTACAGAACTCTGCTGTTTTACTCCATGCTGTTATGTATATAAAATCTACTTGCTTCTCTCCCTCTTTTGCAAATCTTCTATTTACTGCTAAAGTAAATGTTGTTACTTGTGTATTATTTGTTTGTGTAAATCTAGTTTCTGGGTCAGCCGTCAAGCGACCTAATAATGCACATTTATTCATAATTTATTTCCTCCTATATGTGGCAATCTACTATTATTAAATATTTATCTTGATTTTCTGGCTTGTTTATTGTTTCTGTAAATTTTTCTATGAACAATAATTCACTATCTTTTGTGCTATCATTACAAGCCCACCAGCCCATTTTCCCTTGTTCGTGCCAGCCTGTTTCATCTAATAAAGCCCATGTTGTAAATATACTTTCCATTTTTGCATAATTTTCTTTTGTTTCATATCGTTCAATGTAATATTCTTTTTTATATAGTTGCCACTTTATTAATTCTTTTTCTTCTTCTGTTTTTGGTTCCTGTCCTTCAATATAAAGTCCCCAAAATCTAATAGCTTTATTATATGTATCTTGAAATTCAATTTTCTTTTTAAAATCTATATCTTTAATCTTTGCACCATCTACCCATTTATATCCTTCTGGGGCTTTTTTTAAACTACTTTCTAAATTTCCCCATGATGGACTACCGCCAATAACATTTTCGTTATCAATTCTAGTAAGTAATGTGTTATGCCATCTTCCACCTATCTCATACCAATCCCATTTTGAATTTGGATTATATGTAGTTAAGTGATTTCCATTTTCATCATATTGTTCATCATCATATATTTCTATTTTGTATAATTCCTTATCATTTTTAGCTTCTAAGTATAGCCTTCCCCAACTACTTATTTCTTTTCCATCTTTTTCATTTTTTATAATTCGTTTTTGCCTTTCTTTTGCTTCTTTTATTATTTCCTCTTTTGTTTTATCAATATATGGTTTAACTTCTATATTTTCATTATAAGGTTCTAACATTTCTTCTAATGTATCTATGCTATCTGTTATGACAGCTACTGTAAAATGACTCATTCATTTTTCCTCCTAATATTTACATTTCCATCTTTCTGCATACAAATCAAATAAGTTATATGCTTTTAGCCATTGCTCAAACTTATGTAATACACTATCTATTGTCTCTGGGAACATATCTTTTGTGTATTCTTCTCTAAATATGTCGCCTACTTTGTACTCATACTCTCCACAGTATTCATAATTTAATGGTGCTAATAAAGGTATCTCTTTATCAAACTTATTTGTTATCAAATACACCATTTTACTCGCTTCTGGTATCATTTCTAAATACATAAGTGTTTGATGATTATTGAAGAACTTACCTACATCATAATTTTTAGTGTATTTGTAATCGTAGATTATTCCACCTTTTAAACAGTCTACTTTGCCATATAATAGATAATCTCCGTGTTCCTTTTGTACTACTACTTGATATGCCCCATTCTTTGTTTCTTCGTAATTTTCTTGCATATATACTTCAAATTCATAGCCTTTTACTATGCTTTCGCTTGGTTCAAAATCTTCTTTATTTAATACTTTTATAAAATCTTCTAGTGTGCCATTTTTGATACAGTAAGACCACGAATTAAGTAAAGTCGGTGTCAAATAATATTTACAACTCATAGTCTTTCCCTCATTTCTTCTAGTGTTTTTACATTCTCTACTTCATATAAATACTTGATTTTCTTTGCTGTATCATAGGCTATTTTTATACATTTTGATATTTCATCTTCTATATCTTTGTTTGGGTTTGCTATTCTTCTTATATGTAATTGTTGTAAATCATTGCCATAAAATTGTGTCTTTCCTCCATATTCAAATGCTTTACACTCTACTGACCTGTCTACTCTACTTTCAATTTTTTCTTCATAATTACGTTTTGACAAAGGACTTGTAAATGTAAAGAATACATTTATAACATCTACTATCTTTGTACTTCCGTCTAGTTCCCATTCTTCTATTGTTGGCTCGTCCCAAAAATTCTCTACTTGCTTTGCATTATTTATATATTTCTGTGCCTCTTTTTTGGTAGAAAAACAAGCCTCTATATGATAGTCGCTATAACAACCTTCTGTTACTATATAAACTTTAGCCATAAGTTAGTCCTCCTTATCTTTCTATTCCAATAGCAACCTTGACAAGTTGAGTTAGGGCAATCACACCCATTAGAATTACTGCACATAATTTAACCCTCCTATATACTTTCTTTTAAATCGTAAATATCACTGCATAGATTATCTAATTCACGATTGTAGTTCGGTTCTCCTATTGTTCCTATTTTTTCAATATATTGCTCTATTAAATTGTTTAAGGCTTTTTTAATATCTTCATTAGTCATTCTCTTGTACCTCCTGTTTAGGCTCATATTGCTTTGTTTCTTTGTTCCATACTAGGTTTAGTTCTTTTATCTTGTCTGCAAAATGTGCTTTTATTTCCTTTTCACTTGTTAAGATATGATTATCTATTGCCTTGATTTGTTCCATTACTTCGTTTGTATTTTCTGATGTCATATTGTTTATAATTCCTGCATATTGATTTACTAGTTCTGCACATTGTTTTCTTTCTTCTTCAAACACTTTACTTTCTTCTTGTATGTTTTTATTCGTTTGTTCAAATAGTTTAGTTAAAAAGTCATTAGATATGTTTCCTTCTAATTCTGGTATTACTAGGCTACCTTTAATTCCAAAGCTTGATTTTGCAAAATATCTTTCGCAGTTGTCAAAACCTATTGTTTTCTTATTCCCTCTCATTTCTATAAATCCACCAAGTTCAACATTTTGCCATACTGTATTTTTTGTACTACCTTCTACTAAAATTCTTAATTTTGTTTCTTCATCTTGTTTTTCTTCTACTGCGTGGAATATAATTACACAATGTTTTCTTAATTCAAAGTAAATTAAATTCATAAATCTTGTAAATTCTCTTGCTACTGCTCCATAGCCTTGCAGACTTAATGTTCCATCTTTTTTTGCATTTTTTATATCATTCTTAATTACATAATTTTTCATTAGTTCTACTAGTTTTCCACCAGTATCAATTACTATTGTTTCATATTCACTCAAGTCACCTTTTAAGTCGTTTAATAGTTCTTCATAGGTTTCTGGTTGTATGTAATCTTTTCTGACACTTGCTATTGTTCTATTTATTCCAAAGTCTACATCTATTAGTAATGGTTTTGGTGCTGATAATCCTAGTGTTGTTTTACCTATACCAGGATACCCTGCTATAAGTACCCTAAATCTATTTTCTGTATTTATCATTTCTGCTGGTTTTTTAATCATTTAATTTTCCTCCAATATTTCACTTATTTTATCTAATTCGCTATAACTCATTCCCATATAATCAAATAAGATATATGCTATATCTAAAGCATCCATAGCTTCCATTTCTATATTTCCTACATTTGAGTCGAAATATAATCTACCTGTTGTTGAATATCTTGCATTTCTTATACTATTAATTTTCATGTCTTAACTCCTCTAAACAGTTCTTACATACTTTCTTTTCTTTGAAATCATATTCAGGCTTAATCGCTCCACAGAATGTACATTTATTTTCATATTTGTGAAGAATGATGTTTGAACCTTCCATTGAAATTTCGATTGGGTCTTTCTCCTCAATTTCTAATATTTTTCTCATTTCCCTTGGGATTACTACTCTTCCTAAAGGGTCTACTTTTCTTACTATTCCTGTTGATATTTTCAT